GGTTTATCTATAGTTTAGAACTTGAAGCATTAAGACTTCAAGGTTTTATTCTCTACTCCTCTGCTCTACTTTACATTAAGTTCACTCTTCTAATTTATGTAGTTCTTATCGAAATTCAATCTATAGGAGAAAATGAGCTAGTAAGATTTGAAAAAAAGGGTAAAGTCTTTTTACTTTTAGATAAGACAATTGAGATTCTTAATGAAGGAATTTTAAGAAAAATTAAGTCACTTTTAGGACTTAGATAAAGTTAATAAAACAAAGAAACTAAAATAAATAAAAATGAAAAAATGGTATTCAAGTAAAACAGTATGGCTAAACATTATAACTACTGTATTGTTAATTCTCCCAATGATTGACGCAAATTTCTTACAGTCAATTGGAGTAGTAAATATTCCTGGATTTTTAGCTATTGTAGCTACAATTACTACAGTTCTAAATACTATTCTAAGAGTAACTTCAACAAAAGTTATCTCTACAGCGAATAGAGTCAAGAATTCAATTGATTATATTAAGTAGTAATAATGCTTCAAAAAGTCTTAAGAACCCTATCAGTTATAATCTTTCTGATAGGGTTATTTTACTTAGGAACTCTTGTCTATAATCGATTTTTTAGAACAGAGACTATAGTAGATAAAAAAATAGAAAAAGTATCAAATGAAAAGAAAGTAATTCAATCAGAAATAAAATTGAACTACTCAAAAATTGATAGCTTAAAGAAGGTCAACTCTGATTCTGAAAAAGAGTTAAGAGAAAAAATTAAAAAATATAATGCAGATAAAAAAGCATTAGAAGAAAAATTTAAAAAAGATGAAAAAAATACTAATACTAGTAATCCTGATAATGATTCCATCTATAGGTATCTGTCAAGATATAAGTTTACTCCCTACCTCTGGAACTCTAAATCTATCTAAAGAACAATCTTTAGAACTTTATAGAGGGCTAAGGCAAGGAGAGAATTTAAAAGACTTTTCAAGTTCTTTATTAGTTTTGAATGAAAGATTAGAGTCTATAGTTGAAAAAGATTCTATTACTAAATCAACTTTAAAAGATGAAATTCTGAAGCTTAATCTTATCATTAAGTCTAAGGAAGATTTAGCTAAAAAAAGCGAAGAAGAAAAAAAACTTGAAATAGAGAAGGCAGTTAAAAAAAATGATAAACATTGGGGAATAGGAGCAATTGCAGGATACGGCTTATCAATACAAAAAGAGCCTAGTTTTCAGACATTTGTAGGAGTGGGCGTATATTATTCAATCTTTAAATTTTAATAACTTAAAACGCTTATTATGGTAGATTATAAAAAACTTTCAGAGCAATTTAAAATAGCTATTTCTTCAATAAAAGCTTTTGTAGAAGTAGAATCAAGTGGTTCTGGTTTTGACTCAGAGACTGGAAAGATTAAGATTCAGTTTGAGCCATCTTGGTTTAAGAAATTTACTAAGATAATCATAAATAATGGAGTTGAGAACCAAGAAAAAGAATGGAAGGCTTTTAATATAGCTTTTGCAAAGAATCCAGATAAAGCAATGCAATCAACCTCTTGGGGCTCAATGCAGGTAATGGGCTTTAATTATGCAACTCTAGGATTTAAGACAGTTGGAGAGTTTGTAGATTTTATGAAAGAGAGTGAGCAGAATCAGGTTTGGGCTGGATTAGCCTTTATCCGTGCGAATAAAGCTCTTTTTAGAGCCTTATCTATTAAAGATTGGGCAACAGTAGCAAAGCTATATAATGGTCCTCTTTACTATGTTAAAGGCTATCATAAAAAACTAGCTACTGCAGAAATAAGATTTAGAATTATAGAATAATAGAAACAAGGTTTAAAAGCCTTGTTTTCTTTTTATAAAATATCATCTTAAAACCTTTTAACGCATCGAAATCTTTAATTTAAACAACTCTTTTATCTTTTTAATATATTGATATTCACTAATAAAAATCTCTCTTTAAAATGGATATTTTTATTAGAAAAAATTTCGAAATGAAGTTTTGAAAATACAAGATTCTTGAGTAAGAATTTAAAAAACCTTAAATCTTGTCAGGCTGCGTAAACAGTGAGAAAAATCTTCACTCAATACATAAGACAAAAGAGCGCTTTGCAAATTTTTTATTTTTTCATAAAATCTTACTCAAAGCCTCATTAGAAAGGGTTCTTGTTTTCCTCTCCCTAATTAAAAGAGTTTTGCAACGCTATACTGAACGGATGCCTTAGCATTTGGTCTGGTAGTCTTAGTAGAGATCTAACTATGTTAGAAATAACATCTTTTACTACACTACCAGAACGGAGTTATTAGAAATAATAGTTTTAAAAACAAATATTAGAGTCCATTGTAGTCTTTGATACATATATACGCGTTTTTAGTAGCATTTTCAAAATAAAAAACAGCGCTCTCATCTCATTGAGTAGCAAAATCTATTATGTTTAAAAAAAAGAATTCTAAGAATTCAGTTGAGAGGATAAAAAGAGTAGTTGATAAGGGAGTAAAAGAGAAGAAATTAAAAGTTAAAATAAATTCTAAGATAGATAGAGATGAAGCTTTTTACTTAGAGTGTTTTAATAATTCAAATCATAGATGCGAAGAGTGTGGATGTCTTTTACCAGATGAGTTTAGAGATTCAGAAGGTAGGATAATTGCTAGATGGCGCTATAGTCACGTTATACCTAAGTCAATTGCACCTCATTTAAGACATAGAATAGAGAATATTAATCATCTTTGTTTAACTCATCATTCTGAATGGGAGAATGGAGATAAAAAAAATATGAGAATCTTCACTGAGAATGCGCAAAACTTCCCTGAATTTCTAGATAAATTCAATATTTGAAATCTACACTCCATACATAAGAAGAAAAAGCGGTTTTAATAAGTTTAAAAAAGTCTTATAAACTCGCCAAAATAAAAATTAAACTTAAAGATATGCAGAGTCCACTTAGAAAAATAGCAGTTTACGATTTAGAGACTGGAGGTTTCGATTATAAAGTTAATTCTATAACTGAAATAGCTGGAGTAATTGTAGATTTAGACACGCTTCAGATTATAGAAGAGTTTTCAGTAGTAATACTTCCTTATATGGATCTAAAGAGCAATTTAGATGATTCTAATAAAGAAGCTAAAAGATTATTCAATCTATTAGCAAGTCCTGGAGAAGAAGGAAAAGTAAAATCACTGCAATATAATGGCAAACAGATAACTCTAAAATCTCTTGATGAGCTAATAAGAGATATTGAAACTTTTTCTACATATCTAGCCTCTAGAAAAGTAGATAAAAAAATAGTAGATAAGATTTTTTCCTATGATGAGTATTTAGAGCTTAGAAAAACTGATCTTAAGAATATAGCAGAGATATACTTTAATTGCTGCTATAATCCACAAGCTTTAGAAGCAACTCATATTAGTATAGATCTACTTCTTAAAGAAGGAGTTCCCTATAAAGAGGCTTGTGAGAGATTTAAAAATCTTCTAACATCTCATTCAGTAGGTACAAATAAACCTATACTAGCAGGTCACAATATTAAATCTTTTGATATGCCATTTACTGATAAGATCTTTTTAGATTCAGGGTATGAGCTTACAAAGCTTATTAATAGCTTTATAATTGATACTTTAGAATGGGTTAGATTAAGATGGCCAGAACTCTCAAGTTACTCTCTAGGAGTTTGTGCTAATACATTAGGACTAACACTTAAGGAAGCACATAGAGCCTTACCTGATACTATTGCTAACGCAAAAGTTCTTATTGCTTTATTAAAAAGTATGAGAGGAGAAGGCAGTCAAGAATCCACTTATGTAAGGCGAAAATTTGACTTTAATTATTAGCTAAGAAAAATATTTTAAAAGTTTTTAGCAAAATAGTTGTGTAATAGAAATATGCTACTTATATTTGTAGAGTAGAAATTTAAAAACACCAAATTATGTCAGCTATTTCAATTAAACTAGGAAAAAAAGAAGTTACTTTTAATCTTTCATTTGATAAATATCAATGGAGAGTTAGCGACTCTGAAACTCACGGAATTGTAATGGATGGTTATTTTGATAATCAAAAAAGTTGGTCTAACGGTAGTGTTCAATCAATAAAGTATTTTTCAGAAGAGCTTAGACAAAAAGCTGATAAAGAATTTAAGAAAGCTAAGCTAATTAAATAAGCTATGAGAGTCAGAAAAAAATGTACTGAATGTAATAAGCTGCTTCTTATGAGTGATTTTAGTGATAACTCAAAAGAAGTAGATAAAAAAGAAAAAATTTGTATCTCTTGTCTTAGAGATTTAGAATATAATGAATTTAACAAAAATATAAATAATAACCCTTTAAAATTAGAAACAATGTCTTTAAAAGAAAAAAGAGCTGCAGCAGCAGCAACAGCAGCAACACCAGCTGCAACAGTTAAGAAAGCAGCACCAGTTGCAGCAGCACCGAAAGCAGCACCAGTTGCAGCACCGAAAGCAGCAGCACCGAAAGCAGCAGCACCGAAAGCAGCAGCACCGAAAGCAGAAGCACCAGTAGTAAAAGCTAAAAAAGCAAAATTGAAAATCTCTCAATTTGACTTAGCAACTGGAAAGCTCATTCAAGAGTTCATTGATGTAGACGCAGCCGCAGCTTCAGTTGGTAAACATACCAAGTATATCGATATCTGTGCTAAAAATGGTTCTAAATCAGCTTATGGCTTTGATTGGCTTTACGAAGGTTACACTAAAGAAGCTGTAGTAGCTCCAGTGAAACCTGCAAAAGTTATTGAGAAACCAGTTCCTGGAGACTTAGATTTTGATCCAGAGGCTGAACAAGAAGAGGAAGATGAAGAAGAAGAGTTCGAGCCTGAGTTTGAAGATGAAGAAGAAGGTGAAGAAGAGATTGAAGATGAAGAAGAGTCAGAAGAAGAGTCAGAAGAAGAAGAAGAAGAAGAAAAAGAAGAAGAGTAAGCCTCAAAATTATTAACAACCCTAATTTAGAAATAGATTAGGGTTTTATTTTGTACAGATGGTAGGAATTTATAAAATCACTTCTCCCTCCAATCGAGTTTATATAGGACAGTCCGTAGATATTAAAGGTAGATGGTACAGTCATACTAGAGGTGATGATAAAGGAGGAAGATTACAAAATTCTTTACAAAAATATGGTCCTGAAAGTCATACTTTTGAAGTAGTTGAAGAATGTTTAGTAGAGCTCTTAAACGAGAGAGAACGCTATTGGCAGGATTTTTACAATGTTTTAGGTGAGTATGGACTAAATTGTATTTTAACAACTACAGAAACAAGAAGTGGTTATTGTTCAAAAGAAATTATAGAACAAAGGTCAAAGTCATTAAAAGTTTACCATTCCAATTTGTCTCTTGAAAAGAAACTTCAAGTTGGTAAAAAGATTTCAGAAGCATATCATAATAAAAGTGAAGAAGAGAAACAATTATTAAAAAATAAAGTCTCTGATTTCTTTACAGGCAAGAAACTAACTAAAGAACATAAGGCTAAAATTAGCTTAAATGGTAGAAAAGGTAAACATTCTCAAGAAACTATTAATAAAATGAAAGCTAATAAAAATCAAGTAGACCTAATTACTGGTTTAACTAATTCACAGTTAGCAGGACTCAAAATAACTGCTACTACAAAAGGTAGAAAGGTTAGTGAAGAAATGAAACAAAGAATTTCTAATACTCTAAAGGGTAGAAAAATTCCTCAAGAACAAATTGATAAAAGAGTTGAGACTTATAGGTTAAGAAGAGAACAAAAATTAATAGATAAAAACAAAGAAAATGATAATTAGAAAATTATTTAGATTTGAAGGGAGCCATGTCGTGAGAAATTGCAGCTCTAACCGTTGTAAAAAATCAATCCATGGACACAGTTATACTGTTGAAATCTTTTTAGAGGCTGATAAACTTGATAATGGACACATGGTTTATGACTTCGGTTTGTTCAAAGGAACAATTCGAGATTTTGTAGACTCTTTTGACCATGCAGCAAGTGTATGGGACAAAGAATCAACTGAGTATAAAGATTTCTTTAATAAGAATAGTGATAGAGTAGTGACTCTGCCAATATCACCAAGTGCAGAAGGTTATGCTTTATTGATTGCTTTTGTAGTTGATAAAATTATCAGAAATACTCTTTTTATGAACGGTGAAGATGAAAATATCAGGGTTCATAAAGTAAGAGTAGCAGAAACTGTAACTGGTTGGGCTGAGGCTGATTTATTTGACGTGGCTTCAATGTTTGCAAATGACTTTGGGCTAGAGGATATTATCTTTTCTGATGAGGTCAAAAATGAATGGAGCGATCCAAAAATGTGGGATAGATTAATAGCTGGAGATAAGTTCATTAATCCAACTGTTGAACTCACACACTAAAACCTAACAGCAACTACGTAGTTACAGTGAATGAAAATTCCTCCAGAGATGGGCGAAGATTTTTTCGTAGCTAAGTGTTAGATTTTAAGATTAGCAGAGAACTGAGATATAAAGTTTGGCGTGAATAATATCCGATTAGTCTCTAGAACTAAAATGATACACCACCTAAAATTGGATGCTAATTTTTTTAAGATGCAGGTAGTATAAGTTTGTACGTTTGAAGGCTACCAATAACTAAATGTATATCGAAGAGCAATAGCTCTATGCCGAAAAAACTCAATCCCTTTTCAAGACATTGAGAACACCAGTTTCTATATAAGAAGATTACCGTGATAGGGACACTCTCTTAATAGTTTTAGGTGTAAAATGCAACAAATTAATTATCTTATCTTATGGACACATTTTTAAGTCAAAAAATTAAAGCTGATACTCTAGGTATTTTATATCTATGTCAGTATAGCTATTCTCCACCAAGTATTAAAGTAGTTAGAGAGATTCAATTTACATCTCCTTTTGAAGCTTTAGAAGCTTATGCTAATATACCTAATCCTGAGAGTCAAATGGTATCAGGTAAGAACCAAGAAGAGCTTTTCAATAATTTAGAAAGGCTACATAAAAATCTAAATGATTCTGAATGGGTTAAAAATCTTGCTGATTATTTATAGCTATGAGTACAAAAAATTTTTCTGCTGAGTATATAGATATGAAAGCAGTAGCTGAGATTTGTAAATTCAAAGCTAATGGAAAACCAATTGGCAGAAACCAACTTTTTCAACTACTTCGTAAAAAAAGGATTTTACAGGAAGGAAATAATCTACCCTATAAAAAATTCATTGAAGCAGGTTATTTTGAGATAAAAAAGAGCACTATAGAAAGAGCTTTAATGAATCCAAAGCAATCTGCAAAAGCTCTTATCTCATCAAGTGGAATAGAGTTCATTAGAGAACAATTAAATCTAAATTAATAAATGGAAGAAGCAAAAAAAATCAATGTCTTAGAATGCGTACCAGTCATACAAGGAGAAGGACAGTCCACAGGTGTACCAATGGTTCTAATAAGGCTATCAGGATGTAACTTAAACTGTATGTTTAAAGAATCTATTTGCGATTCCTCTGAAACCTCTTGGAATCATAACAACACTACAGCAAAGAAATGGAGCTTAAGCGAGATTAGAGGCGTTCTACGTGAGAATAAACATATTAAACACGTAATGTTAACTGGTGGGCAACCAACGCTTAATAGAGCTTTATTCGAGTCTGTTTTAAGAGTATGTAGAGAGGAAGGAAAATTAGTCGAGATAGAAGATAATGGAACAACTTATCTTTCAGATTTAGATGATTCTATTAATTTAGTTTCTCTATCTCCTAAGCTTCAAAATTCATTTCCAACAGCAGGAGTTTTCGTAAAAGAGCTTGGTAGAAAAGTTGAACAAAAAGACAGAGACTATCATCTAAAGAATTATAGAAATATAGAGTCTCTAAGAAATTGGAGAAAAAACTATAACTATCAACTAAAGTTCGTTATTTCAGATGAAGGACAGATCCAAGAAGCTTTAGATCTTGTAGAGGAAATGGGTGCTACTTTGGATAGAGTATATTTTATGCCTGAGGGTATTACAAGAGAGCAGTTAGAGAATAAAAGAAAATGGCTATATGAGAGATGTCTTTCATTAGGAGTTCGATATTCTGATAGATTGCATATCTTAGTTTATGACGATCTTAAGGGTGTCTAGCAGTAGCAAAATGAAGTCCTATATTAAGAGTCATAGAATAGGAGAGATAGCTTTAAATAATCAAGGCTTAAAAATGGAGATAGTTGAATATCTTTCAGCTACAGATATTTCTGTTAGATTTAAAGATGGAACTATAGTCAAAAATAAACAATATGGATCTTTTACTAGAGGAAAAATTCTAAATAATAATTCTCCTTCAGTAGAATCAATCGGTTTTTTAGGATATGGCAAATACTATGGTATAACTTATACAAAGTTTTTAACAACGTGGAGCAGTATGTTAAGTAGATGTTATGGATCTTATAGTTCTAAAAATCTCCCCACTTATAAAGACTGCACTGTAGATCCGAGATGGCATAACTTTCAAAATTTTGCAGCTTGGTTTGAAGAGAATTACGTAGAAAATTGGCATCTTGATAAAGACATTCTAGTCTCTGGAAATAAAATCTATGGACCTGATACTTGCTGCTTTGTGCCATCACAGATAAATGCTCAATTTAGAAAAAGTAGAGAACCAAGATATAGCAAAGGAGTCTCTAAGCATAAAAATAAATTTAATGTTTATCTCTCTATAGAAGGAACAGCTGTTTATATTGGAACATCTTATTCGCTTGAAGAGGCTATCGAAATACAATCTAAAGCTAAAAAAGAACTTCTCTTTTCTTTAGCTGAAAAATATAAAGAAAAGTTAGACTACAGAGTTTATAATATATTAACTTTAAATTTAAAATAATGAACCAAGCCTTTTTAAAAAGTAAAAAAATAGTACTAGATGCTGATTGGTATTTAATGCCTGATAACGATCACGGAGTAGTCTTAGTCTTTCACGAAATGCGTACAAGAGACAAGATTGAGAAGATTGATGGAAAGCAAGTTAAAACAGGAGAGACAGAGCCTTTTTTATTTGAAGAAAAATACTATTATCCACGTGTAGCACAAGCTCTAAAAGAGTATGTAGAAGAGACACAAAATAAATGTACATCTCTCGAAAGAATTATAGAAGTTAATGATAAAATCTTTAGCTTGATTGAAAGAATAGATAAGGAATTTAAACAGTTTAAATAATGGAGAAAATAATCTCAGGACAGAGCTTTAAAGGAGCCGAGGATAAAGTTGAAAGATTGCCATCAGTTGAAAAAGCTCTTGGAGACTTTCTAACAGCTCTTGGATATGATTGGGAGATGGATCCTAATATGAAGGATACTCCAAAAAGAGTTGCTAAAATGTACATTAATGAAACTACTACAGGCTCTTATGATGCACCTCCAAAAATAACTGTCTTTCCAAACCAAGCAGGCTATAAAGGGATGGTTATTCAAAAGCGAATTAAAGTAAAGAGTTTATGCTCACATCATTTGCAGCCATTTATCGGAGAAGCATACGTAGCTTATATTCCTGGTGATACAGTTGGTGGTTTATCTAAGCTTAACAGAACAGTTGAGTACTTTAGCAGAAGACCTCAGCTACAAGAACAATTAACTCAGCAGATTCACGACTTTGTTAATGAAACTTTTAAAAATAACCAAGGTGTAGCTGTCTATGTTAGCTGTCAGCATTTATGCTGCAAAATTAGAGGAGTCAACGATGACTCTGAAATGGACACTTCTACTTTGAGTGGTGCCTTTGAGTCTAACCCCGAAACAAGAGCAGAATTTTATTCAGTAATTAATAATAAAAAATAGATATGAAAGTAGATTTTTATAAAATACACGATGACGCAAAGATTCCAGAAAAGAACCATAAGGATTTAACTACTGGAGACGCAGGCTTAGATGTCTTTTCCGTTGAAGATGCAGTTATCCCTTCTAAAGGTTCAGTTGAAGTTAAAATCGGTCTTAAGATCGCTTATATTTCGCCAGGCTTTTGGATTAAGATTGAAGGCCGCTCAGGTTTAGCTTTCAAAAAAGGGATTACTCCTTTTGGTGGTATCATTGATAATGGCTATAGAGGAGAGATTGGTATCAAACTTATTAACTCATCTGATGAGGAGCAAACAATTACTAAAGGAACAGCTGTAGCTCAACTTATTGTTTACAGAATGATTGACTCTACTATTTCTATTTTAGATTTGCCAAAAGAAGAAGTAGCTGAAAACTTAACAGAGAGAGGTTCTAAGGGATTTGGTTCTTCTGATAAAAAAGTAGTAAAGAAAGAAGATGCTAAATAAAGAAAACTTAAATAAAAGGACTGGTAAAAAGGTCCTTTTGTTTTCCTCAGGAATGGATAGCTATATTATCAATCAATTAGAAAAGCCTGATGTTCTTCTATTCATTGATAATAAATCTAACTATAGTGAGCTTGAAATGAAATATCTAAAATCTCTAAACTATCCAAATTTAGTTTTCGTAGAAGATTTTATTAACCATAGCTCAATTGAGTTAGAAAATATGATTATTCCAGCAAGAAATCTATATTTTGTAACTATAGCAGCAAACTTTGGAGAAGAGATAATTCTTGGTGCTACTGCAGGAGACAGATCTTATGATAAAGATTACAGATTCGCTGAACTATCTTCTGCACTTCTAAGCCACATCTACGCATTAAGCCATTGGAGTGAAAAAGGAGAAGTTAGAGTAAATTTAAAATATAAATCTTGGACTAAAAAAGATCTTATCCAAGCTTTTATTAATCTGAATCTTGATAGAGGTATTTCAATACCACACTCTGTAAGTCTGCTCTTAAGTGAAAGTTTTAGCTGTTACCACCCAACAAAAGATGGTGGACAATGCAATAAGTGTAAGCCTGATTTAAGAAAGTATTTAGCTATCTTAGCAGCAACTGGTATTAATACAGATTATTATTATCCTGTAGGAAGTAAGCCTAGCGAATTCTTTACAGAAGAAGTAATTGATAAATGGATCCAAGATCTTGAAAAAGATAACTCAAGAGGAAATGAGTCAAGAGAAACAATTGAAGTATTAAAAATCCTAAAACAAAAATAAATGAGAGTTTTTTTATGTGGCGCGCAGGGAGTAGGAAAATCTACTTTAGTAAATAGCATACCTCCAAGATTTTTTTTAGAGAAGAAAGACTCTTTCTCTAAAAAATTTCTAACCAAGAATTCAGCAGCACAAAGATCCACTAGCGATGAGTTTGAAGAATTCCAAGACAAGATTTTACTACACTGTCTAGCAGAGTATGTAGGAGGATCTAATTTCATTTCGAGTAGATCTATTATTGATAGCTTTGCTTATTTAGAAGTTAATAAAGCTAAAAAAAAGAAGCTTTTAGTAGAGATGATTGAGAATTATCAAAACTATTTATTACTTGAAGGAGACATCTATGTTTATCTTCCAATAGAGTTTAAGTTAACTAAAGATGGAAATTCTGTTAGAGACATAGATTTAGAATATCAAGCTAAAATAGATGAATCTATTAGAAGAAATTTTTATAGACTAAAGGCTATTAAGAGTGATGCGATTTTTATCAAAGCTACTGGCGATGTAGAGAATAGAATGTCTTTAATTAAAAGAGCTATAATAGGCTCTATTAGAAAAGAAGAGAGAGAAAAAGAAATGCAGAATTACAGAGAGAATATTAGAAATCCAATAAAAGAAAAGCAATGTTTAGAATTAGCCACGAAACGCCTATAGCTTTATTAGAAGAGTCAAAAAAATTCAATGACTATGACTATGCTTTAGTTCATTTATTCAGCAAAAACCCTGATTATTATAAGTTTTTTGAAAACTCATTAAAAGAAGGTAGAACAGTATTATTAGATAATAGCGCTTATGAACTGGGGAAACCTTATGATGAGGAAGATTATAGAGCATTTGTAGAACTTTTACAGCCAACTGAGTATATCTTACCCGATTGGAGAGATGAGTCAGCAAAGAACCTTGAAGCTATTAAAAACTGGAAATGCAACTGCAAGGGTGTAAAAATTGGAGTAGTTCACGGAGAGTCATACATTGACTTTTGTAAGAACTATCGAGAAATTAGCCATTATGTAGATAAGATAGCAATTTCATTTGAATCTTTCTTTATTGATTACGCAAATAAGAATCTACTTGAGCTTGATGCAGTAAGACCTGCTATTATTAAAGCAATGTTAGATTCTGGAGTAATTGATATTACTAAACCTCATCATATCTTAGGAGCTTTATCTCCGACAGAATATCAGCACTATACTGGCTATGGATGGATACAGTCAGCTGATACCTCTAACCCTGTTCTACATGGTTTGCTAGGGCAGACTTATAAAGGCGAAAAAGGTCTTCTCATTAAGTCAAAGATAAAGCTTGAATCTATGATTAATACTCCAATCTCAGAGAGACAACTTGAAGATATTCTCTTTAATGTAAATTGGTTTAGAAACCAATTCTCAAAAATCTCTAGCGAAGAATATGATTATGTAAAAGCAGATCATTATAGAGCTTTCCCTATTGAGACAATCGATTTAATGGAAAGAGTTTGGGGAGCAGCAGAAGCTAAGCAATGGTGTGAGATGACTGCTTTTAAATATCGAATGAGATTAGGTCATAAGCCTTCTAATGCGGTTGAGATCGATCTTAAAAAAGAAAAATGGTACTTAGATAAGGCTAAAGAGATCTCTCAGAGAGTAGTAGAGGTAGCCTAATTTAAAAACTAACACTGAATATTAAATTAATAAAACGAAGCTTTAAAACGCTTCGTTTTATCTTTAAATAAATAAGAAAATGAGTAGAGTTACAGAATTAGAAGAGTATTGTAAAGAAATGTTATTAGATTTTAAAATAGAAGATGGCTTTCTAGAGATAGATAGCAAATTCTTTCAGATAATAGATGATAATGAAAAACTATTTACTGATGACTTATTATCTATGAATAAAGAGCTTAACGAAGAAGCTGATGGTTTCGTCTATCAATTTGGAGGGCGCTTTTATACTCAATTAGTTAATAAAGAAATCTCTTTAGATGAGCTATGTTACGTTGGAAAAGCGAAACAGAAACTTCTAACGAAATCTTTTCTTGGAATTCACTCAGGATATGAGTTAATGAATGGAGTAGGCCTATACAAAGAGTGGATTAAAAAGGCTAAATTCTTAGGAATAGAAACTCTAGCAATTTGTGAAAAAGGAACCTTAAGTGGAGCTTTAGTATTTCAATCAGAATGCAGTAATAAAGGGATTAAATCAATAATTGGAATGACTATTTCAGTTATAAATGAAAAGCTGTCTTCTTATGATGTTAAGCTCTATACTAAAAACTTTGAAGGCTGGCTTAATCTTTTAAAAATTAATTCTATTTTAAATGTTAAAAAAGAATTATCTATTTCTATAGATTTTTTAAGAGAAAATTGCTCTGGCTTATTTATTATAGCAGATCCAAAGTCTATGGAATTTAAAGATTCTCCTGATTTTATCCATTATTTTCAGCTTGATACTGTCAATTTTTTAAATCAAGAAAAAGATCAATGGTATATAGATAATTTACAAAAATTTATTCTCTCAGATATCCAACCAATTTCTATTTGCGATGCTTATTATTTAGAGCTAAGAGATGTAGAGGCTAGAGAAGCTCTATGGAATATTTCTAAGGTCTATGATGATAGAACAAATAATCAGTTTTTCAAAAATAGAGATAGATATGCTAAAGAATTAATTAGTATGTTTGAACCTAAAAATAACTCTTGGCTGACTCTATTCAAAAAAGCAACTAAGAATGAAGAATTTTTAGTTGAAAACTGTAATTTTAGCTATGATACAAATACTAGACATCTTCCTAAGTATATTATGACTAAAGAAGAATCAGAAAAGTATAGCTCTAATATGGATCTCTTCATAGGGTTGATAAAAAAGGGATTAGTAGATAGAAAAATTAAGAATCCACAAAAATATCTAAGCAGGTTAAAAATAGAGATCGATGTATTGAAGATGGGAGATGTAATTGACTATTTTTTATCTCTACACGATATTTTAGCTTATGCTAAAAAAGAGAATATTCTAACAGGAATAGGTCGTGGCTCAGCAGGTGGAAGTTTAGTAGCATTTTTATTGAATATTATCCAAGTTAATCCTTTAGACTTTGATTTGCTTTTTGAAAGATTCTTAAACGTAGGACGTATGGGCGATTGGGTCGATGCACCAAGTTATAGAGTTGAATTAGAAGATGACTCTACAATTGAACTAATAGAGGGGTCATTAATAAGAGTTATAAGAGATAGAACAGAGATGCCTATTTTTATTGAAGATTTAAAAGAAGGAGATGAAATACTAAAATATTAACTAATTAAAATAGAAGTAAATTACTAGTATGGTAGGTATCTATAAAATTACAAGTCCATCAAATCGAACTTATATTGGACAGAGTATCAATATTAAGATAAGATGGGCTAAGCATAGAAGTTTGGTAGATTCACATAAAAGCAGTAGACTTTGTTCATCTTTTAAAAGCCACGGCGTAGAAAGTCACATCTTTGAAATCTTAGAAGAATGCGAAGTAAGCCAACTGAATGAAAGAGAAAGATTTTACCAAGATTTCTACGATGTTTTAGGTCCAAATGGCTTAAATTGCAAACTTACAGAATCTAGTGATTTAAGTGGATATAGATCTATTGAGTCAAGAAAAAGAATGTCTGAGGCGCAGTTAAATAGATCAGTTGAGAAGAAAAATAAAACTAAAAAGAAAGCTGCTGAAACTTATAATAATAAGACTTTTGAAGAAAAGCAAAAAACTAGAGATAGAATTTCTGAAACTCAATTAAAGAGAACACAGGAAGAAAAAGATAGAATTGCAAATAAAGCAAATCTAACTAAAAAAAATAAATCTCTAGAACAAAAAGAAGAAACTAAAAAAAGAAAATCAGAATCAGCTTTACTCTATAATAAAACTAAATGTCCTATTAAGGAAGCTGAGAGAAGAAGAAAGATATCTGAAACTCAAAGATTAAAAAGAGAAAGTAAATTAAAAATATAGAATATGAAAGTTAAATCTATTACTCAGTTAGTTGGTAAAAAATTAAGAGGCGGATCTCTGCCAGATATAGACAGCGATTTTCCATCTCAATCAAGATCTAAAATTAAAACTTATATTGAAGAAAGATTTGGAGAGACTCAAGTCTGTTCTGTTGGATCTTATACAACTCTAAAACCAAAAGGAGCAATTAAAGATTTAGCAAGAATTAGCTCTGTAGATTTTCAAGAAGCAAATCTTATTACCGCTATTATAGATGGCGGAAATAACGGTTCTGGTGATAAAACAATGCTAGATATAGTTAAAAGATCTAGTTCTGAACCAAGATTAAAGCAGTTTATTAAAAATAATTCAGATATCTTCTATATACTACCCTCTATTCTTAATCAACCAAAAGTACGTAGCATTCACCCCTGTGCTATGATAGTATTTCCAAAAGTAATGAGTTCAGAAGAGTGGGCGCCAATGAGAATGCAGCAGAATCAGTTAGTTTCTGAATGGTCAGGCTATGAAATGGATGGAGCAGGCTTCTTAAAAAATGATATTTTAGGAATTAAGCAGTTAGATAAGTTTACAGGAATTTTAGATCTCATAAAGCTAAATGGGAAAAATATTCCTGATATCTATAATCTTCCTCAGGAAGATGAAGTTTACAGATATTTTACTAATGGTTGGAACAGCGATATTTTTCAACTATCATCTGCCGGTCTTACTGATTATTCTAAAAAACTAAAACCTAATGCTATAAATGACTTAGTAGCAGCAGTAGCAGTCTTTAGACCAGGACCTATGAAGTCACACTATCACGAAATCTATGTAAAGTGTAAAAATGAAGGTAGATTACCAACCTTCTTATGGGGTACAGAAGAGATAACGAAAGAGACTTATGGTCTGTTAATTTATCAAGAGCAGATAATGCAGGTTTTTCAGCAGGTAGCTGGTTTGACTATGTTACAGGCTGACGATATTAGACGTGCTCTTGGAAAGCTGAAACTTGCTGAAATGGTGAAGTATAAAGACATAGCTGAAAAAGGCTTTTTAGTTAAAGGTTGTTCAAAAGAAGATTTTGATAGTGTTTGGAATGCAGTAGTTGAGTTTGCTAAATATGGTTTCAATAAGTGTATCTCAGGAGATGAGAAAATCTATACTATTGAGAGACACGGATGTAGAGGAAACAAAATGAAGCCTACTATTAAAGAAATGTTTCTAATTCAAGAAGAGACAATATGGGCGCAGAAGAATCTTCCTAATTATAAGAAGCTACATAATGGTTTATTAGATGGATCTTATGGAAAATCTTATTCTCTAGCACAATTTGGAGAAGCTAGGATTAATAAAATTAAAATGATTCGCTTTGAAGGAATTAGAGAGCTTTTTAAAATGACTCTTTCAGATGGAAGCACAGTTGAAACAACAGCAAACCACAAATTTCCAACTTCTAATGGTAATAGAAGATTAGATCAGCTAACACCTGGACACGATAAGATCTATGTATTGAAGCATAAAGAAACTTTAGCTACAGAAGCTAGATATTATGATAGAGTAGACATTAAATCTATTGAATATTCTAGGACTGATGAGGTTTTCGATGTAGAGATGCACAACCCTTTCCATACCTTCACTTTAGAGAATGGAATTTGTACTTGTAACAGTCACTCTGTAGCTTATGCTCTTACAGGCTATGTTAGTCAGTATCTAAAAGTCTTTTATCCTATTGAATTCTGGACTATAGCTTTAAACTATGCAGATGAGAAAGATACCTTAGATTATTTATCTGAGATTATTCAAGCAAAGAAGATTTCTGTAAGAGCTCCTGATATTAATAAGTCAGAGGTAAGTATGGTTTCTGAGCAAGATACTTCTACAATCTTTTGGGGCTTAGGTTCTATAAAAGGCATTGGAGAAGATACAGCTTTACAAATTATTGAAGAGAGAAAAAAGAATGGTGCTTATACATCATTTGAAGATTTTGCTCTAAGACATACTTTTACAGGTTCAAAGGTAAAGAAGCAAATTTATGAAGGCTTAATAGCCTCAGGATGCTTTGATTTACTTTACGACTATATTGGCAAAGAGGAGCTAAGAAATAATCTTCTACAAATGTTTAGAAGTAATAAAAAAGTAAAGCTAACAGCAGCTCAACTTCAAAAAGATATCTATACAATTGGAAATGTCTCTGAAAGATGGTGGTGGCAGTTGCAGCAAAAAAATTTAACAGGTTTAGCTTTAATTAACTACCAAGATATAGCAGAAGAAAATGGAATCTATACAAAGTTTTGTACAGGCTCAGAATTCAATGCTAGACAAGAGAGAGATCTTTTTCGTGCCTATGGTGGTTACATTGTAGAGTGCAGAGTTGGAAAGTCAGCTAAAGGAAAATATGCTAGAGTTACAATTGAAAATAACTATAAACAAATTAAACTACTCATCTGGTCAGAAGAATACAGTGAGTTTGAGCATCTACTATTAGGATGTGAAAAGAAGCTAATAATCTTTGAAGCAGCTTTAAGGTATGATGAGAAGTATAGCAAAGCAAATCAATTCACATTAAAAGATACTTCTAATTTAATAGTTTTATAATGGATATAATTTTAGACTTTGATGGAACCTGCGTTACTCACGTAATGCCAGGGATAGGAGTAGATATTGGTGCAGCACCAGTGCTAAGAGAACTAGTACATAAAGGGAACAATTTGATTCTCTTTACAATGAGACCTACAGGAAAGCCTTTAGATCAGGCAGTAGAGTGGTTTAAGAGAAGAAATGTTACTCTCTATGGAATCCAAGCTCATCCAAGCCAAAGTATATGGACAAACAGTCCCAAGGCTCACGGTCATCTAATAATAGATGATATAGCATTAGGTATTCCATTAATCTCAGATTCTAATATATCTGATAAACCATTCGTTGATTGGAACCAAGTTCGACAGATGCTAGTTGATAAAGGTCTTATTTAATCGTTTTATTAGAGATTCAATATTATAATAGATAAGAATGTCTATTACATAAAAGAATCTCTTTTAACGCTTTATTTTAGATTTTAAAATCTTTTTGCTAAATAGTTTTTTCTATCAATAGAATTCTATATCTTTACAGAGTAGAAATTTAAAAAATAGAAATTATGACAGCATCAACTCACACATTCGCAGAAAGAAAAGCTTTTCTAAATGATTTAGAAAATAAAAGCAAAGAAGAGATTAGACAATTTTTAATGCCAAAGCCTACTTTAGAAATTGAAACTATAAAAGAGCTAGAAATAGGCCAAAAAGTTAAATGGACAGTAGGAGCAGTAGAATCTATAGGAGTAGCTTTAGAAGATAAAGGTGAGATGGTAACAGTTATCACTCATTATATTGGAGGAGTTAGATCTAATAGAGAGATTGAAGTTTTAAAAAGTTTATTAATCAAAATTTAATACTATGAAGTATGAAATTAGAATAGGAGAATACCCTATTACATTAGAGCACGGTCTAATAGATGAGATTATCAACGTAGATGACTTGACTAGAATTGATACTAGCAATCTTTTCGGAGAAGCAGTAACAGTTTCAGCAGCCGCAAACAGAGTTGGTCTTATGAAGGCAGAAGTTGAAGGAACTTTAGCAGATCTTAGATTAGATCTAAAAGTCTTTGAGAATAATTATCGCCATAAATTAAGAGCAGAAGCTTCTAATAATTCTGGTAACTATACAATTCTAGTAGATGGAGAAGAAGCTAAAGTAAAGCTAACAGAAAAGGCTTTAGAGTCTTGTTATGAATCTGACTTAGAGTGGATTGAGTTAAAAAGATCAATTAATAAAGCTGAAAAGAATTTTAATTCGCTTTCTGCTCTATATTGGTCAATACAAGATAAGTGCAGAAAGCTAAATGGGCTTGTATCTTCTACTACTCCTGAGGAGTTTGTAGGTGGAATAGTTGAAGGAAGGATTAATGGAATATTAGTTTCTAAATCAACTAAAAAAGCAGGCTCTATAAAATAAAGTCTAAATCTAAGGCGTTTAGATTAAATTAAAAGTCCTTAAAAAATCAGTATAAACAAAAAATTTTTATTATGTCAGGATTAGGAAAAGTACAAGAAGGCGGAGCAACTTTTTTAGTAGTTGCAGGTGGTTACATTTGGGATAAGAAAGCAGGTGAAGATCACCCAGACTATTCTACTCAAGATTTTGAAAAAGCAGATAAGACAACAGGCACTCGAAAAGGTGCTAGATATGGTGACTTAACTGGTAAGGTTGTAAAAGTTGCTTTTAGAACTCACGCAGAGTATGGAGAAAGCATCAATGTTACATTTAACGCTGGTGGAGAGCTTTACACTGTATCAATATCTACTAATAATAGATATAGTCAAGATCTAATGAAGGCTTTACTTGTAATGGATCTTGAGAAAGTTCTTTTTATGAAGCCTTACGATTTTATCGATGCTAACAAAAAGAGAGCTCAAGGAATCTCCTTCAAACAGGATGGAGAAAAGTTAGATCTAAAAATTGAAGATGCTCCAAGTGAGGATGCTGAATTCTTCAAAAAAGCAGATAAGAAAAAAATCAAAAGATTTTTCGAAGATCTAAATGATTGGTTCATTGCTGAGGTAGAGGAAAAAGTTATTCCTTTTATCAAAGCTGATGACTCAGAAGAGCAACCCGAAGAAAAAGCACCTGCAAAAGCACCAGCAAAAGTTGCTGAAAAAGTTACTGAAAAAGTTGCTGAAAAAGCACCAGCAAAAGTTGCTCCAAAGCCTGCAGAGAAAGAAGAGATTTCTGTATCTCCTATCGCTATGAAAAAGGTCTTAAGAGCTTATATAGCTGAAAACTATGAAGGTAAGGAATTGCCATCTCTTGATAGAGAGACCTTAGAAGAATGGTATTCTCTATGTCTTCAAGAAGAAGAACTCCCATTCGAAGCTGAAACTGAAGAAGAAGAAACTGAAGAAGAAGAGGAAGGCGAATTATCTCAGGAAGAGCTAGATGCTCAGCTAGATGCTCTTGCAGAAGAATAAAAAGTTAAGAATTAAATCAAAGGCCTGCTTCTGTGGGCCTTTTAAATTTTAAAAAATATGATTACAGCACATAAAGTAGAGAGAAAAGAGAGACTTAAAGTTAATATTAACTTCAAGTTTCCAAATCCTCATCTCCATAAATCTTATGAAGACAAGCGAAGACATTATTCTATGAAGGTAGATAAAGAGGATTTAGTCATTATTAATGAAGAATCAGTCTTATCAGAGAATCTACGTCTAAGAGCTCTGGTTGTTATTAAAAAGATGTTTGGCACTAAAATTGACTCTTCTCTAACTTATAGAGTAGGAGAGAATTTTGGCTTGCTAAGAATCGGTGATAACACTCTTAGAGTATCTTTTTCTTTCAATGAAGATAATACTTTTGATGTTCTAGATAACTCTTCACATATCCTCCAAAGTAAGATCTTAGAGATTACAAAAACAAATCAAGATGTCTAGAAAGCCTCTTCTTGCTATCTTTAATGATGTCCACTTAGGTGTAGGCAATGAGGAGGAGGTACTAACTTCTGTTAAACATATTATTGCTAATCTTTTAGAATGGAATATTAAAACTCTAGTTTGTGCTGGAGATATTTTTCATTCAAGAAGCAATCAGACTGAATCTGTTTTAGCTGCAGCAACTGAGATGTTTAATTTGATAAATAAAGCAGGTATTACGCTTATATTTTTTCCAGGGAATCACGATAAAACTAGCTACTTCTCATATAGCTCTTTTTTAGATGTCTATAAACTCTATCCAAATATTATCTTTACTGATAAACTTATGGAAATAGAGATAGGAGAAAAGAGTGTAACGCTTCTTCCTTTTTTTGATGACTCTATGCTTGTTCCTATGATTGAAGAAGCTAAAGGAGGAGATCTTCTAATTAGCCATTTTGAAATGGCAGGTTCTTCACATTTAGGAAAGGTCAGTGAGAAGAAGAGCATAACAAAAAGATCTTTAAGAAAATGGAAAAAGACCTATTTAGGCCATTACCATAATACTCACGAGATTTCTAAGGATATAGTGCATCTGCCATCTCTTAGACAGTCAAGCTTTGGAGAAGATTCATTAAAAGGCTTCTCAATCATCTATGACGATTTGTCTTATGAGATTATCCAAGGAGTTTTTAGAAGATTCAATAAAATTACTCTTAACATTGATGAGATTTCTAATGAGGATATATCTGAGCTTATTAGAGTTCACCAAGATAGCCCAAATGCTATCAGATTTGAATTCGTAGGAGAGGAGTCAAAGTTAAAAGCATTAGATAAGGAACAGTTCAAAGGAACAGGAATAGATCTAAAGTTAAAGTATGAGAAAAAGTATTCTGTAGAGGATATTGAAAAGCCAATTCTTATTAAAAAGTTTGATAAAAATCTAATCTTTGAATCTTTTGAGAGATTCTGTGAAGAGAAGAATTATCCTCACGAAGAAGGCTTAGTTTTATTGAATGAATTTTTTAACAAAAGCAAAACAACTTAGTATGTCTGATAGAAAAGAAAGCAAAAATATAACAGCCGCTCTAGCTGCTTTAGATAAGCGATATGGAGAGAGAGTAGTATTGAAAATGGGAGATTCTAGCTCTGAGGTAGATACTATCTCATCTGGTCGACCAGATTTAGATGTAGCTCTAGGAGGAGGGTATGGAGTTGGTAAAATAATTGAGATCTTTGCAGAGTCAGCGTGTGGAAAAACTGGTCTAGCTTTAGAAGCTATTAAAGTAGTTCAAGATCTTGGAGGTATTGCAGCTGTGATAGATTCAGAGCACGCTCTTAATACTGATTACTGCGAACTGATTGGAATAGATATAGATGATCTCTACATCTGCCAACCATCTTTTGGAGAACAAGCTATTGAAGCTATTAGAGCCTTAATAGGTACAGGAGAAATTGACTTAATAGTTGTAGACTCTGTAGCTGCTATGGTACCAAAGGCTGAATTAGAAGGAGAGTCAGGAGAAGCTAAAATTGCTCTACAGGCAAGAATGATGAGTCAAGGAATGAAGCTTATTACTGCAGCAGCATCTTCTGCAGGATGTACTATTATGTTTATAAATCAACTTAGAAGTACTATAGCTATGTATGGCCCACCAAAGAATGTCTCTGGAGGTAATGCTTTAAAATTTTACTGCACTCAAAGGTTAGAAGTAAAGAATAAAGGCCAGATTAAAGAAGGAGAGGACGTAGTTGGATTTAAACAGCATATTACAGTTGTAAAAAACAAGATAGGGACTCCTTTTAAGTTCATTCAAAACGATATAGTCTATGGTGTAGGCGTAGATAAGATTGCAGGTCTTTTAGAAGCATTAATCTTTGAACAAATCATAGAGAAGAATGGTGGCTGGTATTCATACAAAGGATCTAAACTTGCCAATGGAATTAAGAAACTTAGAATTGTCTTCGAAGATAATCCTGAATTAGTAAAAGAATTGGAAGAGGCATTGATTGAGGCTACAAAATAGTCTTAATCTTCGTTTTACGCGATTATTTTATCTTCTTAATATCAAATATTATATTAAAAAATATAAGGTCTTAAAACAAAGATTTTAAGACCTTATTTAACTGATTAAGTTTATAAAAGAGTAATTTTAAAGATATGAAACTAGAAAGATTAATACTAAAAGATTTCCTTAGTTATGAAGAATTTGACTATTCTTTTGAATCTAAGCCTTTATTAGTTCAAGGACTAAATCTGTCAGATGATGGACAAAAAACTAATGGAGCAGGTAAGTCTGCTTTTTTAACAGGTGTAGAACAGCTAATAGCCTTTACCAATAGTAGAGGAGTTAACGATTCTGAGTTAATTGCTTATGGCAAGAAACAGGCTAATTTGCAATTATTTGCTAGTTGTGATGTTAGAAAAGAAAGAATCCATATTGAGAGCACAATTAATCTAAAAGGATCTAATACGCTAATTGTTAAAATTAGAAAGTATGATTCTGAAAATTGGATTAATGCTAAATTTTCTACTGTCCCTGATGGTAAAAAATATGTCTCTGATTGGTTCGCAATTTCTAAAGAAGATCTATTTAATTACTTCATTATAAATAATACTAGATTTAAGTCATTCTTTAAATCTTCTAACACTGAAAAAGTAGCTTTAATAAATCGCTTTTCAGATGCCAGCATTGTGCAAGGTATTGAGAACTTAGATTTAGAAGATCTATTAAAAGAAGAAGAAGAAGCTAAGGTTTCAGTCAATTCTACATCTGGTAAAATTGATTTACTTACTAGCTCTCTTGAGAAAGAGAAAAATAGAGATTTTGAGGAAGAGCTTGAAGAAGAAGCAGAAGCTTTTGAAAAAGAGATAGACGATATTTTAGAGGAGGTAAATAATGAAAAAGAAAACATCTTATCTAAGTCTAAAACTAAACCAACTATTAAAGAGGAAATTAGTTCTTTTAAAGCTGAGATTGAAGAAATCAAAGAAGAGAGATCTTCAATTGAGGAAGAGATCAAAAAGATAGATTCAGAAGTAGAGAGTTCTTTAAAAGATGTTAGTTCAGCTAAAGATTTATTAGACAGTTTTAAAGCTGTAGATTTTAAAGCTAAAAAAGATGCCTTTGAAGGTGATAAGCAAACTAAGAAATCAGAAGTAAGAGAGCTTAAAAATAAGAAGTCAGAAAATGAAGAGTCTAAAGAGAAGCTTTTAAAGCTAGTTAAAGGAATTGAAGTTAAGCTTAGTGGTACAATCACTTGTCCAAGTTGCAGTCATAAATTTATTTTAGATGGAGATCTAAAAGATTTAGAAGAAAAAAGAGCTAATGCTGAAAATCTGAAAGCTAAAGTAGATTTATTGATTAATAAGAGAAAGTCTTCAATCAATGAGATTTTAGAAAACATTGAGCTAATTGAAGAGGAAATTTCTAAAATAAACTCTAAACAATCAGCTCAAAATGATAAGAAGAATAAGCTTTCTTCTTCTCTAAACTCTAGCACTGAATCTCTTAATAAAATTAAAGAAAAATTAGGCAAGAAAAAATTAGCTTTAGAATCTTTAGATTTAAAAGAATCAAAAAAGTTAGAGAAAATTAGAGTATCTAATGAAAAGCTTTTAAAAGTAGATTCAGATATTGAAGCTATAAAAAACTCAATAAAGCTTAAAGATGAAAAAATCAAACTTATAGAGCAGCAAAAGCAACAGCTTAAAAAAGGTGATAATAAGAAGCAAATTAAAGAACTTGAGAAAGATCTTTTATCCTATACATCTGAATTAGCCTTAAATCAAAAATCTCTATTAAAAGTAAAAGAAAAGTTAGATAATAAAAATCAATGGATCCAAAACTTTAAGCAGTTTAGAATGTATCTCGCAAATCAATCTCTAAGCGTTATTGAATACCACTGCAATAGATATCTTCGAGAAATGAAATCTGATTTAGTTGTAAAAATTGAAGGCTTTAAAGTCCTTGCAGATGGAGCAATAAGAGAAGAAATTAATTGCTCTATTATTAGAAACTTTGAAAGGAACTTCTCTTCATTCAGTGGAGGTGAGAAAGGTAGATTATTATTTGCCTCTATTCTTGCTAATCGCTTTATGATAAATGAGACACATCCTTACGGAGGATTAGATTTCTTAGGCATAGATGAAGTATTTGAAGGAGTAGATTCTGAGGGTCTTGTTTCTTTAATAGATTCAGCAAAATTGCTATCAATACCAGTATTACTAATTACTCACGTCTCAGTTGAGGAGGACGATAATGTCTTAACCATAGTAAAAGAGAATGGCGTGTCTAGAATTAAAGATTAATTATGAGTGAAGAAAAAAAACTAGCCTTTATAGGCATAGATCCAGGAAAGGCTGGCTTTGTTACTATTTATGATCCACAGACTTTAGAGTATGAATTTTTACCAATGCCTGAGCATAAGGTAGAGACAGGAAAAGCTCTAAAATCTGGTAAGCCAGAAATGAAGTCAGAATTCCACGTTGAAGGCTTTAGAGATTTATTCTTTTATATCTATAAAAAGTATAAAGGATATGCTTTTATAGCTGCAATAGAAAAAGTAAATGGCAGACAAGGTTGGTCAGCTGAGAATAACTTTAACTTTGGACATACTGCAGGTCTGCAGATGATGCTCTTAGTAATGCTAAAAGCAGATATAGAATTAGTCACTCCACAAAAGTGGCAATCTGTAATTTATCAAGGCTATAAAAAAGTAATGATGCCTTCATCTACAGGGAAGACTTTAATTCACGATACAAAAGCTACATCAGCTATAGTAGCACAGGCTTTAGCTCCAAACTTAGATTTTAGAAAAACTGAGAGATCAAGAGTTTTAGATGATAATAAGACTGATTCTTTTTTAATAACAGTCTATAGATATAGAAGATTTTTAAAAAATAAATAAATGATTGGAATCTATAAAATAACTAGCCCAACTTTTAAAATCTACATTGGACAAAGCATAGACTTAATTTATCACTAGCAAGCACAGGCAGAGTATTTTCAGGAGAGACTAGAAGAAGAATGAGTGAAGCAAGACAGAGAAGAGAGCTAAAAAAATAAGCCTTGTTTAATTTTTAAAAGTTTTTGCTATAAAGTTTGTTTAATAGAAATCTGCTACATATCTTTACAGAGTAGAAATTTAAAAACAAACAAATTATGAAAGCTATTATTAATATCAGTAACAAACATAGTCAATACTCAAAATTTAATGGTTTAACTTTTGAAGTGATACAACTAACGAAAGATTCAGTAGGTTTAGTTGGAGTTAATCCCTTATACCCTAATGGTCAGACAGATTTTCATTTTTCTGAAATTCTAATAGTTGATATTAAAAAAGAGCTTGAAGAAGACAAGTCTTATATTAGTTCAATAAAACTACTGAACTATCTACAAATTAAAAAAATTCAATTCTAATGTCAACAGAAGTAGAGATAGAAGAAGGAGACTCAGTAAAATGGGTCTCTTATGAAGATAAGAAATATAGAGGAACAGCTTTAAAAGATAGAGGCAAAAAATTCTTAGTTCAAGTTACACACATTGAAAAGCAGAAGACTTTTAGATATGTAGAAGTAGCAATAGAAAAATTAAAAAAGCAATAATATGTCTAAAACAACTAATTTTATCATAGCTCTAATTTACGTAACTGTCTTATGCAGTTTTATAGCTAAAATCTCAATCTCAATTAGCCCATTAAAAATCTCTTTTGATAGACCTATTTTAGGACTTATTATTTGGGCTATTTCAACTGTATCGCTTGTCTTTATGACACTAAAAAAATAACTATGAAAAAAATATCTAAAGCAGATAAATACTTTATTGAAACCTTAAGAGAGGTAAGAGATAATGGAGAATGGGATGATAACCCCAGACCAAGTTGGAGCGATGGCGAACCAGCCTTTAGCAAGTTCATTACTCAAAAAAGTTTTGACTATAGAATTGATAAAGGAGAGTTGCCAATTGTCAGCTTAAGACCTACAGCTATTAAAGGTGGTTGGTATGATATGGAAGCTATCTATCAGAAACAAACTAATATAGTTGAAGAGATGAATCCACTAATCCAGCCATGGTGGAAACCATTTTCAAGAGAATTTGGAGATGAAGTAGGCTTTCTTGGACACTCAATAGGCCAAACCTATGGCCATACAGTGAAGAGATACAATTTAATGAATAAGTTGCTTAAGAAACTTGAGAATGATAAATTTTCGAGAAGGCACATTATGAGTCTATGGCAAGAACAACAGATGGTAGAAGATCCAAAAGCTTTAGTGCCTTGTGCTTATGAAACTCTTTGGAGCTGTTCAGATCTAATAAATGGAGAAGTAGCAATTGATTTAACTCTTAATCAGAGAAGTCAAGATTTTATAGTTACCGCTTCAATTAATCCAATGCAATACGTAATGCTTGGAATGGCAGTATGCTCTCATCTATCCTTTCATACAGGAAGAGAACATAATTTAAGAAACTTCAAGTACAACGTTCAAAATCTGCATATTTACGACAGACATATCTTTGCTATAAATGAGCTTTTAGAAAGAACACCTCAAAGTGAACCTATTAAGATCTCATTACCAGTAAAGAAAGATTTCTATAATATCACTTTAGAAGACTTTATTATTGATATTCCATTTATGATAGAGCCTTTATCAAAGAAACTTGAAATAGCTGTCTAATGAAATTAGAACAAATTACTCTAAAGAATATTAAGAGTTTCATTCAAGGCCACGCAAGAGCTTATCTTGATAAAATTAAATTGCTCCCTGAATATACTAGGGAGCAAGTTTTTTATAGAATATGGATCTGTAGAGATACGTGTATTCCATCAGGTAAGTGCCAAATCTGTACTTGCTCAGCTATTAAAAAATCTTATGCGACAGCAAGTTGCAATCTAAGCAAGTTTCCAGATCTTATGTCTGAATCTGAATGGGATTTATTTAAGCTTAAAAATAACATTGATAGCAAAGCGCTTTCTACAATCTTAGATGAGGTAGATAAAATCTTTTCTAAAAATTCTTAGCTAAATAGTTGTGTAATAGAAAATAGCTACTTACATTTACAGAGTAGTTGCAATGAAGCAATTATTAAATCTTACTATTATGTCTGCATATTCTGACCAAACGTTTTCAAACTTACTAAATGTAGCTTCTTTTAGAACTAAAACATTAGATAGCTTAACTGTTAAGAATAGAATTGAAGTATCATCTGCAATAGAGCGTTATACATCTTTGAATAAAGAACGTTTATCTATAGTTGGAAAATTGTATGGTAGTAAGAAATATCAAGCGATTGACGAGAAGTTATTTACAAGTATGAAGACTCTAAGAGAAAAAATCGAATCAATACTTAATCTATATTAATTATGAAAAAATTATTTTTAATTGCTATTTTAGCAATATTATCAAGCTGCTCAAATGATGAGCAAAGCAGTTGCCCAAAAGTAGCAGAAAAAAGAATAGACAAAAATGTCTCTCCTTCAAAGTTTTATGTTACTCTTAGTAATGGACAAACCTCAGGAGTTTCTTATGCTAAATATAATTCTCTAAATATTGGAGATGAAGTTTGCACTATTTTAAACTATAACTAATGAGCAATCTACTAAAGAATTTCCGCCCAAATCTAATACCAAATAATCCAAAAGATAGTTCCTTTGACTTACATAAAACCATTATGAAAAATGGTGGCTACAGCAAGTATCTTATCAATAAGAAGAAAGATGGAGTTAGATTACAGTTAATTGATGCTCTAGTTCTTTCAAGAGCTTTAAAGATACCAGGGAGCAAGTTAGTAGTTGAGAGATTCCAAGAAACTGCCATTGAGTTAAAAAGACTTAATATTGCAGTTGATGGAGAATTCTATATGCACGGAATTAAGTTCAATGCTATCTTTAGATTTTTTACTAAAGAGAATGTAGAATCACTTGACTACCATATTGAGCTAACAAAAGCTTTTAGAAAAGATCCTATTAAGTTTAAAAAGGATTATGATGGTCTAAGCATTGATTTTTTAACTAACTTTCATTCTGATCTAAAGATCCACATTTTTGATGGAATTATTCTTGATAGACAAGATTTAGTAGGTTATGAAGAGAGAATGAATGAAGTGAAAAAGAGAATCAATTCTTCTAGTATTGCAGGAAATGTCTTTCTAACTATATCTAAGCCTTATAAAGTAAATTCTAAAGAAGAATTAGATGCTCTATATGAAGAGGCTTTAGAGGAAGACTATGAAGGTCTAGTTCTAACTCACATTGAGCACGAATACAAGTTTGGAAGAAATAGTCTTAATCAAGGAACTCTTTTAAAAATGAAAGATGATGCCTTGGAGTATGATGCAGTAATTCTAAATGTAATGGAAGGCACTTCAGTTAAAGAAGGCACAGAGACAACAGTTAGTAAGCTTGGTTATTCAGAAACATCTAAGAAAAAAGATGATAGAGAATTCTCAGGTTTAGCAAAGGGATTTTTAGTATCTTATTCAAAAGAAGATGGAACAGATCTTGGCACCTTCACAGTTGGTTTAAATGGTTTTGATAATGAAGCTAAGAGAGAATTATTAAGTAATAAAGAAAGCTATATTGGCAGACATTTTACTTATACAGGAATGGCTCCAGTAAAAGATTTTCCAAGACACGCTTTCTTCAAGAATTGGAGAGATGAAAAATAGTCTAGTATGAGTAATATAAGAGTAGTATTAGGAGCGTTAATCCTTGCAGCATCTTGTACTTTAAGAGAGACTAAAAGATCTTCTCTAGTAATATCTAATCCACAAAAAAGAAACTCTACAAAGAAAGTAAAGAACAAAAAGAGTGGAGCTAAGCAAGCTAAGTATTCAAGCACTAAGCCTGTCAAATCAAAAGTGACAAGTCAATTTAGAAATAAATCAAATATCTAAAATTATGTGGAAAGCAATTTTAATTTTTATTATAGCATTTAATATTCTTGTACGAATACAGAAAAAGAAATGATGGTCTTTATCCAAAGTATGTTACTATTAGCTATGATAGCTTTAGAGAACTAGAGACTGTAAGGCTTAGAGACTATGGTGATAGACAGAGATTAAGATTTATGAACGTTATCGTTTTAAAAAGTCAGGATTTAGAAACAGAAGAGATAGTTCTCTCCGAAGAAAAAATGAAATAATGAATACTTATAGAATTGACTCTGTTAATAAGCAGCTAGTTTTAAATTTTGATTTTAAAGATAAGTTAATAGTTGATTCTATAAAAAAAGTAAGTTACATCGCTAGGTATAATCCCATTTTAAAGATTTGGATTATACCTATCGATATTTATAGCAAACTTAGAATTTATCCATTTTTAAAAGAATGGAGCTTTAAATATAAGTCAGAAAAAAAAGACGAGCTAGAGAAATTTAGTTACTCAGTTCCTAAAAGCAAAATGCTAGAACTAGTAAAAGTCATTGGAAGAAAAAAGTTTACTTACAAGCCCAGACTCTATCAATTTGAAGCGTTAGATTATGGTATAGAAAAAGGAAGTTTTATCAATGGAGATGACGTTGGAATAGGGAAGACATTTGAAGCTATTATGTATGCTGAATATACTAGCTCTTTTCCCTGTCTTGTAATTTGTCCAGCCTCAGTAAAGTACAATTGGGCAGAGAAGTGGGCAGAGATTGTAGGAGCAGAGAGATCTATCTCTGTTATAGACTCTCTAATAACCAAAAAGAGACCTCGAAATTGGAATACTGATATAGTTATCATTAATTACGATATTATCGGTAAGAAACAAGGAAAAGGCGCCACAGTCAACTTTCCAGAGCTTCTTCTCATTAAGTGGAAAATGTTTATAATGGATGAAGCTCATTTTTTGAAAGAAAAAACATCTCAAAGAGCAAAAGCAGCAAAGCTAATTACTAAGAAATCTAGCGCTATAATCCAAATGCTAACAGGTACAGCTACAATGTCAAGACCATCTGAACTATGGAATCTCTTAGTCATTCTAAAAAAAGATCATCTAATAGCAGATAGTTGGGAAGAATTTATTCAGAGATATTGTAATGGCTTTAAAAATAAATATAGTTGGGAATTTTCTGGAGCTACTAATTTATTAGAGTTAAACAGAAAGCTTAGAAATCTCTGCTACTTAAGAAGAGAAAAAAGAGATGTATTGAAAGAATTACCTTTAGCTATTAAAACTATTTTAAAAGTTTCAGTAACAAATTCTAAAGATATAAAAAGAGCTAGCGAAGATCTAATTCAATATCTCTATGAGACAAAAGGTGAGGAGGCAGCAGAGTCAGCAATGGAGGCACAGGCTCTGGTTTTACTTGGAGTATTAAGACAACTAGCTATTGCTGGAAAAATGAAGGAGATAGAGCAGTATCTTAGAGATTGGAAAGTAGGTGGAAAAAAACTTGTAATCTTTGGAATCCATAGAGAGTTCTTAGAAGATCTTTCTAAAAAATTCAATAGTAAGCTACTTGCGGGTGGAGTCTCTGCAATAAAAAAACAGCAAATAATAAAAGAATGGATTTCTAATGATGAGCCTTTTTTATTTGCTAACCAAGCATCTGCAGGAACAGGAGTAGATGGATTGCAGAAAGTTTGCTCAAATATGTTAGTAATTGAACTTCCTTGGAGGCCATCAGATATTGAGCAGTTTGTAGCTAGAATTGATAGATCAGGACAAACAGAACCGCCTAATATTAACTTTATGCTTTCAGATGATACTATCGATAAGCAGATGTGGCAAATGTTAGCAGAGAAAGAAGTAATGACTTCAGCAGCTAATCAGGGAGTTGATATTGAGAAAGAGCAGAGTGGAATGAAAATGGTTCTAAAGATTTTAGTAGAAGAAAATAAAAATTTAAAAACTTAACTATGGAGATGCAATATATCATCTTAGTATTATTAGCAGTAGTCTGCGTGTCTATTTCAATTAGGCTCTTTTTTGAAACTCTATATTCTCTTGATTTTTCTAAGAGATATTTTTTAAGAGATAAAGTAGAACTTTATCTTACAAGATTAGGAGAGTCTCTAAATAAAAGTCCTATCAAAATCTTTTCTTTTTTATGTAGAATAGTAGGCTTAATAACAATAAGTTATCTAGTGTATAAAATAATAAATCTATCTATATCGTGCATATAATCGCTTATACAGATGGTTCAGCCTCAGTAGCTGGAGATCTAAAAGGATGCAGTGGTTTTGGAACTTACTTTCCTGATTTATTTGGAGAGAAGAAAGCTTTCTCTTTAGGCTTTGAACAAGGCAAGACAGGTGAGATGGAAGTATTAGCTCTTCTTTATGCAATTAGACAGATTCCAACTTCATTGAAGGAGTCAGTAAAGTTAACTATTTATTCAGATTCAGAATATGTAGTAAAAACTTTTACAGAAAATCGCTTAGAGAAGTGGAGAAAAAATAATTGGAAGAATACCTCTGGAGAGGTTAAGAATAAAGAACTATGGATTTTGATCCATCAGGCTTTAGAAAAGAGAAAGCATTTAGAGCTTGAACTAGTCCATATCAGATCACATCAAGTAGAGAAAGAAAAGAACCTTGTTAGAAAGCAATGGTTATTAGAAAGTCCTCATATCATTGGTAATCGAGTAGCAGATGAGTTAGCTAACTATAAGAGACATAAACAGAGAATTCCAGATATCTCCTATCTAAATCTTTTTAAATGAAAAGTCCTTTTACAGATAGAGAAATGAATCTTGTCTCTACGCCACAATGTCCTAGAGCAGATAGATACTATCAATGTAAGGATACTAAAGCTTTGTTTTTATTCAATCATATTACTAAAGAAGATTTAATTGAATCGCAAAAGATTAAAAAGATTTTACTTGATGCAATGAAAGCCTAGCCTAAAACTAAGCGTTTTTAACCATAATCTTCTTAAAACAATCTCTTAATACAATTTTTAAAAACCAAGACTTTAAACGTTTATTTTGAAGTCTTGGTTTTATCATTTTAAAAGTTTTCTAAAAGTTTTTGCTATAAAATTAGTTTAATAGAAATCTGCTACTTATCTTTACAGAGTAGAAATTTAAAAAACAAATCATTATGAAAACTCAAGTAAAAATAAATAAGACAGAAGTAAAGGTTGGATCAGCTCACGCTAACGTACTCTTAGGAAAGACTAGAGGTTATCAAAACTTCTTTATTAAGTATGTTTTAGAAAATAGAGATTTATTCATAATAATAGATTAAAATGGAAAATTTACTAATTAGCTGTTTTTCTTTAGCTAAGTCAAATAATGGATTTTTTAAATCTGAGAAACAGGCTGAATTTCTAATCTCTAAAATTAATGAGAGAGATGGAAATATTGGTTCAGTAACAAGTGGTTATAATTCTTGTCCTGTCTTTGCTAATCTAGATAATAAAGGAATTTTAAAAATAGTAAAATCTACTAAATCAGGAGAGATAGTTATGTTTGAAAGAGTAGTAGAGAATCAACTTAACTCTATTCAGATAAAAGAGATCAACTCACTAGAAAAGCTACAGAAAAAACTAGAGAAAGAATTATTAAGAAAAAGATCCTCTTTTAATGATGGATCTTATAATGGTACAGGAGACTCTTCTACATACTCTAAAGATTTAATTGAGAGATATTTAAGATTTACAGCAGAGTTAGAAAATAGAATTATAAGCATAGACAGAAAAATTTCTGCTATTAAATTAAACTAGAAAATTATGAAAGAGTTACTTTTTAAGTTCTTAGCTTGGCTATTTCCAAGTGAGAAAGATTTATTGAAAAATAAGCACCTAATTCTAAGATCGCTATTTATTTGTGAGCATCAAGAATTAACAACTGAGGAGAGTCTAGAGCTCTTTCAGTCAATCCAGAGAGAATTCCATAGAGAGCTACAGAAGAGATATTTAGATGCTAAAATCGAAGCTGAGTTCATTGATGGATATTTTAGGCTAATTAGTGAAAAAGAAGAATAATTAAAAACTAGAGTTATGCAGAGAAAAACGATTAAAAAGGTAATTGTAAGAAAACTAGATGGTTGGTTAAGTACAATTGAAGACACAGTCTTAAGACAAGAAGTTAGAAAAAACATTCTTGTATCAGGTGGTTCAATCACATCACTATTCCAGGGACAGCCTGTTAATGATTATGATATTTATATCCAAGATATGGATGTCTTAATAAAATTAGCAAAATATTATTGCCCAGGGATTGTTCTTGATGGTAGATTAAAAGATGAGTACATCAAAAACCGTTTTCCAAAATACGACCCATTACAGCCCTATATAAAGAATACTGATGAGCTCTATACTCCAGAACTTTTAGTTAGATTATTGACTTTGAAAGAAGACCAAGTCAAATTAGACATTGAGTCTGCAGGTAGAAGAATCGATCTCATAAAAGAAGTAGATAAAGAGCCTGCTAAATATCAAGCTGCCTTTTTATCACAAAATGCTATTTCGCTTACTGATGACTTACAAATCGTTCTTAGATTTAATGGAAATTCAGAACAGATCCATAAAACTTTTGACTTCATACACGCTACTAATTATTTCACTTTCAAAGAAGGGTTAGTAACTAATATTGATGCTTTAGAATCTATCCTTACAAAAACTTTAAGATATCAGGGTAGCCTTTATCCATTGACTTCTATAATCAGAATGAAAAAATTCTTAAATAGAGGATGGTCAATCAATGCAGGAGAGATTCTTAAAATTATGTTTCAGATTAGTGAGCTTGATTTAAAAAATGTCGAAGTATTAGAGGAGCAGTTAATTGGAGTAGATATTGCCTATTTTTCTACTCTTATTGAGATAATCAGAGGAGTGTCTCCAGAGTCTATGAATAGCTCATATCTAAACAGTCTTATAGACAAAGTTTTTGGAGATGAAGAAGACGAACAAGAGAAAGAAGAAGAGTAAATAATATCTCCACATTTATTAGATTTTAAGGGAGGAGAAAGATTAAAATCTAGGCGTTAAGTAGCTCAGTTGGCTAGAGCTCATCATTTTTAATGATGGTAAGCACAGGTTCGAGTCCTGTCTTAGCAGCAAGTAATAATTAAAAAGTTAAGAAAATGAAAAATGTATTTTTAAGAGGCGATTCTAAAAGAACTAAAAGTCCTGGAGACTTAGTCCTTAGCAAGTTCAATGAGCTACATATTTTTACTAAGAATGATGGAATAGAATATGGTAAAACTACTGAGAATCAAAAAATCTACATCGTCATAGAGATGAAAGTAAATTTTGGAGATTGGTATTTATCCTCTAAAGGAGTTGAAAATAGCTCTAGTATCTCTCCTAAAATAGAACAAAAAATTCTTTTAACAAATGACAGAAAACTAATCAAAGAAGGAGTAAAAGAAATTCCACTCTATTTTTTAGTAAAGTATATAGATAGCTATAATGAAGGAAAGATTATGGAAGAAATAGCTCCATTATACATATACGAACTGCTAGCTCCAGTCTTGCCATTAAGCCCAAGAAGAAGCGCTTTAATGAATACAGAACCTCTACCAATCGCAGTTGAAAAGTTCCAATTTAGAGAATCAGTAGTTAATAAACTAGACTCTCTTCTAAAAGAAAAGTCTAATGATAAAACTTACGTAGTTCAATTCCAAGACTACATTAACTCTCTATAGTATGGAGCAAAGATTTTTATTAGATGATCTCAAAAAAAGACTAGATGAAATTTCTGAAAGAGAAGAAGTAATCATTCAACACCCAAGGCAGGGAAAGAGTTATTCTGCTTTAGTTAGATTCATAGAACAGATAAGAGAAGTAGAGAAGATTGATAGAAAGCAGCTTGTAGTTGTTATGTCTAGTAATATATCTAATGATATAAAGATCTTAGAAGCTGCTATTAAATCATTTCCTAATATTGAAATAGTCTGCTATAATAATGCTATAGGAACTATGGGGACAGTTATCATACCTAAAGATAGAAATTGTTTTGATAAAATCGTAGAGTATGGAATGGATTTTGGATGTGAGTTAGATAGATCTAGTTTGGTAAGACTGTTTCCTAACCAAGAAGGTTATAGAGCTGAGTTAGTTAAAGACGTTAGCATAATGAAACTTAAAGACTACCCAATAATCCAACCATTAGTAGAAAAGCATTTTGACTACAAATCAGGTAAGAGGAAAGGGAAGTATAGTAAATATCATAATAAACATTTTCACAATAATAAACACTACAATAATAAACCCAAATATTAATTAATAAATACCCGAGAATGGAGATTGTAAAAGACTCAGAAGCAAAACAGATTTACAGTAAAGAAGAAGTTAAAAAATCAACGCTAGAATACTTTGGAGGAGATGAGCTAGCAACTAAAGTTTGGATTGATAAATATAGTTTGAAGAATAAGATCCATAATAAAAATGGAGAGACTATAGAGTATTATGAGTTAAATCCAGATATGATGCACAGAAGAATAGCAAAAGAGTTTGCTAGAATTGAAGCTAAGTATCTAAACCCTCTTTCAGAAGAAGAGATTTACCAACTATTAAAAGATTTCAAGTATGTAATTCCACAAGGCTCTCCAATGGCTGGTATAGGAAATCCATTCGTAAATACAAGCATCTCTAATTGTTTCTTAATAGGGAATCAGCCAGATTCTTATGGAGGGATTATGAATGCTGACGAAGAGCAGGTTCAGTTAATGAAAAGAAGAGGAGGAGTAGGACAAAGTCTTGACCACTTAAGACCATCAGGAGCAATGGCTGGAAATACACCTTTAGGAGCATCCTGTGGAATGACTCTTTATATGGATCGTTATTCAAACTCTACTAGAGAGGTTCAGCAGGATGGAAGAAGAGGAGCTTTAATGTTATGCGTTAGCGTTGAGCATCCTGACTCAGAAAAATTCATTGATAAAAAGATGACTCCTGGAGCTGTTACTGGTGCAAATGTTTCTATTAAAATCTCAAGAGAGTTTATGAAGGCAGAAGCAGAAGGAGTTCCATTTTTTCAAGTCTTTCCAGTCAATGCTAATATCTGTGAGATACTTGAAGTAGCAGAAAGTTATCTTCATATCGCTACAGAAAATTATAAATTTGATAAACTCTACTCTGGTAAAGAAATCAATGGACAAAGGACTTATTTTAAGAAAGTAGATCCTAAAAAGATTTGGAAAAAATTATGCCATAATGCTTGGAAGTCAGCAGAGCCTGGAATCTTATTTTGGGACCAAATTTTAGAAGAATCTCCTTGCAGATTTTATGGAGCTGAGTGGGAGGAAAAAGGGACTAACCCTTGCTTCACAGGTGATACTTTAGTAGCTGTAGCCGATAAGAGAAATTTTGTCTCTTTCAGACAATTAGCAGAAGAAGGAGCAGAGGTAGAAGTTTTCAGTGAAAGTGAGAATGGAACTATAGTCATCAAGAAGATGAGAAATATTAGAGTAGTTGCTGAAAAGCAAAAAATCTTTAAAATTCTCTTCACAAGTGGAGAGTTCATTCGAGCAACTAAAAGCCATAAATTCTTTTTAAAGAATAATGAGAAAATTGAAGTTCAAAATCTTAAAAATGGACAACACCTAAAAATAGCTTCAAAGTTTAAAAATTCAAGAGGCCAGGGTATTGTTAATAAAAATACAGTGCTATTTGGAGATCTTCCATCTTTTATAATTAAATCTATTACAGAGGATGGAGTAGAAGATGTTTACAATGGAATAGTAGATGACTATCATAATTATTTCGTAGGAAATTTAAAAGGGAAGAAAACTACTACTACAGGACTATCAAACTCGATTAAAACAACAAGATTATCTACTTCAATTAAGACAGCAAATTGTGGAGAAATTCCTTTGCCTCCTGATGACTCTTGTAGATTATTATTGCTAAATCTTTATGGTTATATCTCTAATAAGTTTACAGCTAATTCTATGTTTGAAGATACTCTATTTACAAACCACGTAAACTCAGCAATGAGACTAATGGATGATATTGTAGATTTAGAAATAGAGAAGATAGACTCTATTTTAGAGGAGATTGCTTCTAAACCTTACGATGATAAATTTCAGAAAGTTGAAAGAGAGCTTTGGTTAAAGATTCGTAAGAAAGCACAAGATGGAAGAAGAACAGGATTAGGCATTACAGGAGAAGGAGATATGATGGCTGCCTTAGGCATTAAATATGGCTCTGAGGAAGGTACATTATTTTCTGAAAAACTACATCAGCTTTTAGCTACTGAAGCTTATACAGCTTCTATTGAGTTAGCAAAAGAAAGAGGCGCTTTTCCTTTATGGAATCCAAATGATATTGAAGAAAGTGGTTTTCTTAGCAGAATGTTTTCTACAAAAGAAAATGAGATAATGACTGAGGAAATTATAATGGACGCTATAAGATTTGGTAGAAGGAATATTGCTATTCTTACTATTGCTCCTGCAGGTTCAGTTTCTCTTCTTTCGCAAACTACTAGTGGAGTTGAACCAATGTTCTTTCCTTGGTATTTTAGAAAGAAAAAAGTTACAGATGAGCTACACTTTGACTATACAGATGAGGTAGGAGATAAATGGATTGAGTATCCAGTTTTTCAAAAGACCTTTATAGACTTCTATGCAGGTGCAACTGGTATCCCTTTTGAGAAAGCTAAATTCATTTTAGACAATCTTAAAGAAGCAGAGCTAATGGCAATCTTTGAGAAATCTCCATACTTTGGAGCTACTTCAAGAGATGTAGATTATGTAGAGAAAGTTAGAATGCAAGGAGCAATCCAAAAATGGGTAGATCACTCTATTTCTGTTACTGTCAATATGCCAGAATCAGTAACTGAGGAAATGGTTGAAGCTGTTTATAGACAAGCTTTCGAGTCAGGTTGCAAAGGAGTAACAGTTTATAGAGATAACTCAAGAGGAAACGTTCTTTCTGTTACATCAGTTGCTAAAAAAGAAGAAGAAGCATTTGGCTATATTCATTCAATTAAAAGACCAAGTGAGCTAAAATGTGATGTCTTCTTTAAGACCTCAAGAGGAAGTGACTATGCTATCTTTATTGGTAAATTAGAAGACAAGCCTTATGAAGTCTTTGCTATTCCAAATAATGGACCTACTAAGCTATCTAAAAAACTTAAGGAAGCCGTGATAGTGAAACAAGGCAAAGGAGTATATACTTTGATGTCTACAGGTGGAGAAACTCTAGTACAAAGTTTAAGTGACTATATGATTGAGAATGAGCAGAATTCAACTAGAATGCTTAGCTCTCTTTTAAGACATAGAGTAGATCCTAAGTTTGTAGCTGAAACTATTTTCAAATTTGCTACTATAAACTCTTTCCATCAAGTAATAGCTAAAGTTCTACAAAGCTACTCAAAAGAGAGTGGAGAAAAATGTCCTGAATGTAAGACAGTAATGTCTATGACTGAAGGATGCAAGAAGTGTCCAGAGTGCGGCTATAATGCCTGTAACTAGAGAATAATTATTAATTAAAAAGGCTATAGAGATATAGCCTTTTTTTAATTTCAAAAAATGAAAATACACGAGAACTTAAAAGAAGTTATAGAAGAAATTCAATCAAAAAATAAAGTTCCAAAGTACACACAGAAGAGGCTTAAGTATCTTAGAGAGCTTGAAAAAACTTTAAAGAGAAAAACAGTTGGAGAAAGAAAATACATTAGTGCAGGAAGTGCTCTTACAACTTCTGCAGTTCAAAGATTAGTTGCTAAAAAAACTGGCTTTCAGATAAAGGATGTAAAAGAGATTTTAGATTCATATTTAGAAGTAGTCTTAGAAGAGATCTACAATAGAAGACCAGTTGAGATTTCTGGCTTAGGAACTTTCTTTTCTACGTATAGAACTATCAGACCTACAAGAAGCCCAACTGATAATACTCAAACCTGGCTAAGTCAGCCCGTAGCTCAATTAGTCTTTTATATTAAGAGACCTTTAGCATTGAGAATGAGAGAGATCATTTTATCAGAAGACGAGATAATGGCAAACTACTATCCTGCTGACTATGTTAAAGAACCAAAAACTAGACTAATAGAAGAGCCTACAGAAAAAGATTTGAAGGCAAGAGAGAGAAATAAAGAGATTTTTCACTCTTAAAGAATAAAATTAAGCGTTTTACGACAAGATTTTTATATTGTTAATAACTTATTCAACGTTGTAAAATACACGTTTTAAAATGCTTAATTTTAATTTTATAATCTTTTATTAAGTAGCTCTAATTATCTCTTTTTATATTCAATAATTTGTATTATTTTTATCTCCAGTTTTAAAACCAAGCTATGAAAATAACTATTAAAAAAATACCTGATATTCTAAACGATAATTTATCTCTAATTGAGAGAGGAATTTTAATTACTATCATATTAGTAAGAGACAGCAAACCAAGCTATACTCTAGCTAAAGCTAAGAAAGAAATAAACTTTTCTAAGTATAAACAAGAACTTATATCTTTACACGAAAAGGGTTATATTTCTTGGAGTAGTTATGATGCAGCAAAAAAGTCATTAGAGAGAAAAGAAATCAAACCACAGATTATAGAGATCTTAGATTTTATGAATTCTTTATACCAAAGAGATTTTGGTGTTGTTGAAACTCGTATTACTCTTTTAGAAGCTCTTCTTAAAAAGTATTCAGTAGAAGAGATTAAGAAAGTAGTAGCTAATAGATATTCAGTTTGGAAAGAAGATGAAACAATGAAGAGATATCTAAATCCTGAAACAGTTTTTAGGATGTCTAAATTTGTAAAGTATTTCGACGAAGTTAGATTTACTAAAGAAGGAGAATCTTATCTAAATGCAGCCAAAATAGATCTTAAAGAAGGAGATGAAATAACTTATAGCATAGCTCAATCCTTCACAGATTCAGAAGCCTATTCTTTTAAGTCCTATGATTTAGATCCAGAGGAGAAGAGAGTTGGCATTGGTGTAAAAGAAACAAGATATGGAAAAGATATTAAGAGATTGTTAAAACGAAGAGATCTAAGCGAATCTAAAAGATTTTTACTAATCTATATTCAAAAATAAAAATGAGCATATTAAACAGCCAGATTAGTTACTTTAATAGCATTAGACAGACAGACGTTGTAAGAAAATCTTATAGTATTGGAGACTGTATTAATTCAATTAAAGAGGGAGATTTTAAGGATTTAATAATAAAAATTAGAAAGGGCAATAATGATGAGCTAAAAAAAGATTTACCTGCTATTGCAACCCACGGAGTTTTTAGAGACTATAGAAAAGCAAAAGATTTTATCTTAGCAAGTGGTCTTATAATCATAGACATCGATGATATTGAAGGAGAAGATTCTCTAGAAGATATTAAGCAGGATATAATGGAGTCTTTTAACTATGTTTTTTCAGCAATGATTTCTCCAAGTGGAAATGGTATTAAAGTTCTATGTTATGTAGAACCAGATTCAGTTACAGCTGATAACTACAGAGAGATTGGAAAATATCTTTCTAATGACTTTCAGCCTTATGGAGTCATTGATTACTTATCTATTACTGACTGTCTTCTTATGACTTGGGATCCAAATATCTTAGTTAATGAAGACGCTATTCCAGCAACAGTCTATCTTAAAGAGAAAGTACTTCATAAAGTTGAACTAGAGAAACTTGATAAAAATAAGATTTTGTGGACAGATGCAGAGGAATTTTTTGAGACTGTCCTCTTAGATAGCATTCAAGAAAAGTCATCTAATAACTTTCACTTCCTACAGATGGGGATGCTAGATCTTGCTAAATATGGTTTTTATCACCCTAAGCAAGATTTATCTTTTGTAGTAGATTATGCTGAGGCAACTCATAAAAGATCAGCAGATAATAAAAATCGATTTTTAGAATTAGTTGAAATCTGTAAATCTTATCCACAATCTGTCTGGCCTTATAAGACAGTTAGAAGCGAAGAAGATGAGATGGAAGAAGAAGTAGACTATTCAGAATATACATCTAAAAAATCTAAGAAAGAAGATGAGGAGGAAGATGATGAGGACGAAGAAGATGGATTAATTGATTATGATAATTTCTGGGATAGATTCTTAGAAGTTGCAATGGAAGGAGACAGAGTTGGAGCAGAGATTTCATTGAAGAATTTTGCTGATATTTTTAGATTTAGAGGTAGTGGAATTTTAACAGTAACAGGGATTCCTGGTCACGGTAAGACAGAGTTCATTGACCAATGTATTTTAGACTTAGCAAGATTATATGGACACGAAACTTTAATAGCAGGCTATGAACAGTCAGCAGAAGAACACGTTCTAAAGCTTACTCAAAAACTTATAGGTAAAAATATTACTTGCAAATCTTATCTAACCAAAGAAAACTTTCCTACAATTAAAAAAGCTCAACAGTTTATAGTATCAAAAATTAAACATATTAACACTATAAAGTTTGGTGGAGAAATTACAAGCCTATTAAAGAAGGCAGCTATACAAGTTCAAAAGTCAAGAGAGAATGGAGATGCAGGTGTAAGATATCTAGTAATAGATCCTTACAATATGCTTTCTCTAAAAGGATCTAAGTTAAATGGCTTTGAGAAAGTAGAAGAGATCTTAAGAAGAATTACTCACTTTTCTCATCAGATGGACGTTATGGTAATTCTAGTAGCTCATCCAGTTAAAATAAAAAAAGACCAGAAAACAGGTGCTTATGAAGTCCCAGATTTTTATTCTGTTAAAGGCTCATCAGCTTTCTTTGAAATGTCATACCACGGCTTAGTAGTATTTAGACACGGATATAAAGCAGGAGATACTGTACTAGTAAGAGTATTGAAGGTGAAGCAAAGCAAGTTAGGAAAGACTATGGCAGATGCTAATTTTACCTACGAAGAAAACTCAGGTAGATATGTCCCTATAGATGACGAAGGAAATGAGGACTCAGGAGATCACAGAGCAAAAGACTGGTTAGAAAAAGCAATTAATCTAAACAATGAAAAACCAAAATCCAAATCAACTAAAGCTCTTGCTTGATGTAGAGATAGCAGAGCCTCCTAAAAAAGTAATTAAAGGTCTAAATAAAATTTTACAAGCTCCAGTTTCAAAAGGCTGGAGCAAGGTAAAAAAGATTTCTAAAAATTTATAGCAAAAAGTTTGTTTAATAGAAATATGCTACTTATCTTTACAGAGTAGAAATTTAAAACTAAACAAAATGAAAAGACTTCAAGAACAAATCGCAAAAAAACAAGAAGAGTTAGATAATTTAATCTCTTTCTCTAATGAAAAAATTTTAATCTTCGAATCTCAGCTTGAGACAATTAAAGCTATATTAAAACCATATAAAGTTGGTGAGATTAGCACTGATAATAGTTTCGTAGATTTCAGCCCTATTGATAAAGATAGAATGTTTTTTAGAGTTTATTTAGGTGTATCTTTACATCTTTTAACTGATAAGCAGAAAAAGAATATAGAGTCAAAATTAAGAGAAGCTAAAGTTCCAATGCCAATAAGTCCAATTAGTCTAACCTCAATCTCTCTTGTATATCACAATTAAAAATAGGACTATGAAAACTTTATTCTTTTATGGAATCTCAACTCTAGGCTTTTCTTGTGCCTTGATGCTAATTAACCCTAATATACCTTGCAGAGTAGACTACAGCTATGGAGCTGTAGAAATAACTTTTGACTTAAAGTTTAAGAAAGAAGTAGGAAGAGCTATAAGAAGAACCTTCAAGAGAAAAGATTTTAGACAAACTCTAAACTCTTAAGCTATGAAAATCTTTTTATCAAAAGCCAAGTACCAACAAGCTGCTATAGCGTTAGCAGCAATTTATTTTATTCTTAATATAATTCTAAGATAATATGAAAGCATTAAAAATTAGAAAATTTTTATCTACTCTGCTACCTGCAGATGCTAGATATTTAGAGATTCAATTAGCAATGGCAAGAGATGCCAGAAAGATGATTGAAGAGTTTAAGTTATCAAAAGAAGGCTTCTGTAAATTATTGCAGATTTCTCCTGAGAGCTATGAATCTTATCTTAATGGAAGTTTCAATTATAATTTAGAGAAGATGGCTTTATTTCAAAGTGTTTGGGTACAGTTAAGAATAGAAGAAGCTCAATTAGAAGCCAAAACAGTTGGTACGTATATTGATATACCTGATAAGACTTAAAGCCTTTTTAAGATATAAAATCTTCATTGTATAACATTAAAATTCATTTTTAATACAAGTTATTAATAAGTTAAAATTATCTCTTAAAACGTTTATTTTTCAAAGATAATTTTAGCAATCTCAATATTTCTTAGAGCTTGTCAGGCTGCGTAAATAGTGAGATTTTTTTGACTCAATACATAAGATGAAAAAGCACTTTTAGATAGTGCATAGGTTCTTATTTTTTTCTACCTAATCAAAAAAGAATTTTACTGCGTCATACGAATCAAAATTGCTATTTTAGCATTTTGCTTTGGAGACATAGATTTTAAAGAGGATAGTTTTAAAATATGGATTAGCGAGCTTAAAGCCCAAAAACCAGTTTTTAAAAACATTCTTTTTTATCTACGTCTCCAAATCAGGATTTTAAAACATCATAAAAGAGTCCATTGTTATCTTTTGATAACATATATACGCATTTTTATAGCAGCATTTTCAAAATAAAAACCAGCGCTCAAAGCCACCTGACTAAAGCTAGACTTAGACAAAATAAAATTTCTCAATATTTTTTAGATCTTTCTAGGATAATAGATATAGAAACATTAATTTTATCCAAGAATTAAAAAACCAATTTCTAATATGAATAGTCAAAGCAGTTACGAAGAAAAAATGAAGCAAAGAGGAGAGAGCAAAGTGTGGAAGTCTACATACTCTCGAACTGGGGCAAATAAATCAATACCGCAGATCCAAATAGGTCAGCAACTAATAATGGAAGAAGCAATTAGATTAGTTCCAATCTTTCGAGATTGGATAGATTTTAAGAGCGCAAAGCATTATAGAGGAGAGTTGAAAGCATACTTTGTTGAAGATCAGTTTTTACTACAAAAATTAGTAGAATCAATGCTGCTTCTTATCTCCTCATCAAGTCTATCCATAAAGCCTGGAAAGATAACTACAAGACATAAAAGCATAGAATTAATAAGAAAGAAAATAATGCCTGAGAGCTCATTCGAGTTTGTCTGGCGCTTTTTGGAAATCCTTGTTGAGGAAAGCAAGTACTTCAAAATAGAGGAGCAGAAGTCAGTTGAGTTCGGTATGCTAAAAACTAACCTTAGATACTCTTCAACACTTCCAGAGATCATTCTTGAAAAATTAACCTTAGAAGCATCATTTGCTTTCTTTCCAGAGCCTATGGTCATCGAGCCAATAGATTGGTCTTATAACGACGAAGATGGAGAGCTAAAAGGTGGTTACATAGATCAACAGTTCGAGATGGTTCGATTAAATTATCAAAAACCAGACTACTCAAAATACTCAGAAGAGATCTTTGCCTCAGTTAACTACATCCAAAAAGTTCCCTGGAGAATTAACTCACAGGTCCTTGAGATTTTAAAGCAAGATCTAAAGATGCCTGAAAAAGCCGATTTCATAAAAGCTGAGTATCCACAATCAGAAGAAGGTCTTTGGGACTTAGATCTAAAAGATGAGAACATCAAACTTTCTAAAGAAGAGATTGAGAAAATAGAAAATCGAAGAGCTGAGGTTAGAAGTCAAATTGAACTTTACTCAGCAGAAGCTAGAGATTTTGAATCTGCACTAGGAAAGTACAGAGCTACTAAACTAGCAATTGGAATAGCAGAGTGTTACCAAGACGAAGAAAAAATCTACTTCCCTCATTCATTTGACTTTAGAGGCAGAATCTACCCAATACCAGTAGGCCTCTCACCTCAGGGATCTGATGCAGTAAAAGCATTACTTGAATACTATCGTGGCGAACCATTGAATGAAGATGGCGAGGCTTGGGCGTGGGCTTATCTTTCAAGCTTGTATGGAGATGATAAGATCTCATTTAGTGAAAGAGTCACAAAAGGAAAAGAGATCTATTTAAACGCTGATTATAAAGAGGCAGATGAGCCTTATCAATTCTTAGCACATCAGTTAGAACTAAAAGCTTTCTTACTAAATCCTGAACACGTTTTTAAAGGCAGAGTACATCTTGACGCCTGTAACTCAGGCTCTCAATTCACATCAGCAATGACTGGAGATCTAGCAGGTTGTAAAGCGACTAACGTCATTCCATCAAGTGAGAGACAAGATGCTTATCTACTTGTAGCAGAAAGATCTTTGAAGTTCACTAAGCAGATGATACTTGAGAATTTAGATGCAAAGGAGAATGAAGCATTAGTTTTATTCAGAGATTTGCTAGAGAAAGATGGTAGAAAAATCTGTAAGACACCAGTTATGGTTTCTAACTATGGAGGCACAGAGGGTGGAAGATCTGAATTAATTTGGGATTTATTAAGAGAGCTGAATGTAGATAGAGCTTTTATCACTAAGAAGAACGCATCCTTGTATAGCAAAATAGTTGGAAGTTCAATTACTGGAATTTTAAATGGAGGAAAGGCCTTTGAGAAATATATCCACTTAATGAATAATGCTATTACTAAGGAGAATAAAGCTATTACTTGGACTACAGCTGATGGCTTTCACGTTGTGCATTTAAAACAGAAAGAGCTAAAGCCTAAGCAAGTTGCTTGTCAATTACCAGGGTCAAGAAAGATAACTACTATTCTAAAGAAACTTTATTCAGAAGATATTTCTCCTGTGAAGATGAAGTCTGCTATATCTCCAAATGTAGTTCACTCATTAGATGCTGAGCTTTTAAGAAGAGTAGCACTGCAGATGAAGCGTAGAAGAGTTATGGATACTGATTGGATCCACGATAGTTTTGGAGCTCATCCAAACGATATAGATGATTTACTACACGTCACTAAGACAGAATTCAGCAAGATGATGCAAGGTAAGCCATTGGAGTTGTTAGATAAACAGCTTAGAGAGCAAGCAGATGGATCTAAAAAAGTATTGAAACTGCTAAGTTCTATTAGCATTCCAAACTTAAATGGCTTTGAGAATAACAGATTAGAGGAAGTTTTAGAGTCAGATTGGTTCTTTTCGTAGACTAAGGCTCTTCATTAAGTGCTTAGTAATCAAGACCTAAAGCTACACTCCATACATAAGAAGAAAAAGCACTTTTCCAGAAAGTAGCTATTCTTAAAAATTAAGTCTATTAAAGAGTGTATTAAATAAATGAGATAGTTCTGCCGCGAACATACATCTCCACACTAAGGCATTTTAGATTAAACTAATCCTCACTCTAGCTGTGGTCGCCAGGCCCTTGTTAGATGAGGATTTTTATTTGGCCCGTTCGTCTATCGGTTAGGACGCCAGATTTTCATTCTGGTAAGAAGAGTTCGATTCTCTTATGGGCTACAGAAGACGGGAGATAAATCTTGAAGCAATACTCGTTAGAGGCATTCAGTAGATTCTCCCCGAAGAAATACTAACAACTAATAAAAAAGAGAAATGAGTTTTGAGCTTCAAAATTACACTGAACTTACCCAAGTAGAAACTCTACAGGATACTAATCTTGGGATTATGAAATGGGGAAGAAGCAATTCATTTCCTCAAACTTTAGTTAACTTAATAGAGCAGTCTCCCTCAGCTAAACCAGCTGTTAAGAGGACAGCTAAGTTTTTAAAAGGAAAAGATTTTGAGAATAGCGATTATATTGTTTCTCCAAAAGGTCTTACTTTAAGACATATCGTTTCAGCAATGGCTGATGAGTACGCAGTTTTTGAAGCATTCGCTTTACATTGCAATTTTAATCTTGAGGGTAGAGTTACTTCTATTGCTCCAATTAAGATTCCAGAAATTAGATTCAATGAGTTCGACGAACTTAATACAGCTAGTAAATTAGGTTACCATCCTGACTTTGGTCGTAATGCAGTAGAGAGAAAAACTATTGCTACAGTAGTAACAAGAGGAAAGATTAAATGGATTAATAAGTTCAATCCTGCTTCTTCTATTAAACAGATAGAGGAAACAAGAGGAGGCATCTCTAATTACCAGGGGCAGTTACTTTATTTTTCTGAAAGTGGAATGTCTAGATACCCTATTCCAACTCTACAGGCTCAGACAAATTATGTTCTATCAGATATAGAAAATAGTATCTTAGTGAGAAAAGAGACAGCAACTGGCTTTATCAATACCTATCTTCTAAAAACTATGCTAGAACATAGTGACGTAAATCTTATTGCTCTAGAAAACTCTATTGCAGATGCTCAAGGAGCAAGAGGTTCGGGGAAAGTAATCACTTTATCCGGCCTTTCTCCAGAAGAGATGGAGCATACAATGCTTGAAGAAATTGCTTCGGGTACTGGTTCAGCAGGCTCAGTCATTGAAAACTGTACTAAAACTTTTGATTTAGATCAAAAAGTAATAACAGGAGCTTACTTAATACCACCAGCCTTAGCAGGTATCGACTATAAAACTGGCTTTAGTTCTAACGATCTTAGAGAAGCTTATTTCGTATTCAATGCAACAACAGAGACAGGAAGAGAAACAATTGAAGCAGAGCTAAATAGAATTCTAAAAAATTCTGTCTTCGATGTAAAGTCAATCAAGTTAGAAAAACTCACTTTAGATGAAGCAATTGCTCCAACATCTAAAGCTAAAGCAAAGAAAAATGTATAATCCTGACAACACAAAAAAGCTAGTCATAGTTGATATAGCTAGAGCAATGCAGGACTACTGCTCTATCCAGCCTGATATAGATCCAACTAAAATGCAAGCAGCAGAATTGGTTGCTCAAAATATTGATCTTGTTAGATTGATTGGTAAGGATAATGTAGCAAGATGTATAGATCCAGTAAACTTAGATGATGTTCCTCCAGAGGCAGATATAGCATTAAGAGAGCTGGTTTTAATTGCATTATGCTACTATACTTATTCAAGGCTTCTAAAGATGTTTCCTGGCACTATGACAGATTCAGGATATGTAGTTGAAGAAGGAGCAGCAAGTAAAGCTTTACTAGGAAATACTGCAGCAGAATACTATACTGTAGCAGAAACTTTTATGAAGGATGTAATGGAATTTCTTAAATTAGAAGATCCAACTACAGAAAAAGTAAAAGAATTAAATCTTACTCCAAACGTTCGTACTTTTGGAGGTAATGAACGCAGAGCCTCGAACTAGTAAGACATCTCATAAAGTTTATAAGACATTCTTTTTGTCTTTTAATATCAATTATTATCAGAACAAAAAGATTGTCTTAAAACGGAGATAATACAGGAGAGTCCCAAGAAGGCAGGGATGTCTAAATTCTTTAGCAATATAAAGAGTAAAGACAGATAGAGGTTCGAAGCCTTTCCTTTCCACGAGAAATCCAACACCGAGTCGACGGGCACAGGGGCACTGGTATTATAAGCAACAGCTCTAAACTCTGTTGCTTATTTTTTTAACTTATCTATTAATTAAAAATATCTAAAACTATGAAGTCAATTCGTTCGCTCTTCATTTTAATCATCGGGATGATGGTTTTAACAGTCACGGCCAAAACTACAGCCAAACTGGAGCAAAAACAAAACGTAGAACTAACTGTAGGTTTAATACCTCAAGTTGCTACTCTACAAGTAGTACAAATGTTTTCAGTTTTCTCAAATGAGGTAGCTGTAGTTAAAAATGTAGATTTTCAAAAACCCTTTTACACAGCATCGATTGATGTAGGATTGGTTTCTAAGAAAACTATATTATATACCACGCACTCCTTGTTGCCGAAAAATTCAATCACTGACTACTGTCGAATTCAAGAACGAAGGTGTAGCCAGGAAATGAATATACAATACAAAAAGATCCCGGATATTTGTTAGGTAATTTCCAAACAAATTACAAAAGCCTCTGTTAAAACAATAGAGGCTTTTTTATATGACAGATATAGCTCAGTTGGTTAGAGTACTACTTTGTGAGAAGTAGAAGCCGTAGGTTCGAGTCCTGCTATCAGTCCGAAACATTATTAACTAAAACAAAAACAAGAGATGGCAGCAGCAACACTAAAATTATTTTTACTACAAAACTTAGCTACTCAGTATGCTGACTTACAAGCAGCTGGAGTTCTAGTAAAGAAAGACAACGAGAACTATTATGATGGAGTGGAAACCTATACCTTCCTAACTGCTACATTCATAGTAAAAAAGAAACTTGGAGTAGTTACATCTATTTTAATTGATGCAGCAAAAGTTCCAGCATTAGCATAAATAATTATTATAGCCTATAAATGCTCAGCCCTTGGAATCATAGGTATATACTTTTCTAAGCTATAATAAATACTAATCAAAGCTGAAATATCCGTGGATATTCTCTTAGATTTTAGAGAGTTGCTAGAATGGCCATAGTACAGCTGATCCCTGTATATGGGGGTTCGAATCCCTCACTCTCTTCAAGATACTGGTAAAAAGAATATAGGCTAATATAGATCTTGAAAATCTATTAGACGGTTAGTACCCGTGACAGATGCTCCAACGAGCTAGTCTATGTTCTTTTTATATTTTAAACTAATAAAAAATAAAAGAATGAAAATAGCAAAGGCAATCTTGACAATAATTCTATTGCTAGTTTTATTATCAATACCAAGACTAATAAGCTTCTTGCTACACTTAGTCATTAGAATCGTAACTATAGCTAATAATACTCTTCGATTTCTCATCAAGTCAATAGAAGAAGAGTTTAACAAAGAACAAAATGGGAACCAAAGTAAAAAAGACTAAGACAGCAGTTCTCTCTGAAAAATTAGCAGCAGATTCTCTACTTATTAATAAAGCATTAGATCTTGGACAAACCTCAAAGTCTATGATTATGAAAGGCACAGGACTAAAACTCTATGAGATTAATAATGTCTTTCAAAAAGATAGAGATACTTATGCTAAGTTCAAAATAATGAGAGGCACTCTTGTAGATATAGCTGCTGACAATATGCAGAATATTCTACAATCTCCAGGGCATCCAAGTCACTTTGCTGCTACTAAGTATATCTTACAGACCTACAAGTCAGACTTAGATGATAGTATGGTAGAGAAAAAAGGAGACTCACTAGAGATTGAAACAGGTAAAGGGAAAAAAAGCCCAATTAAGATTAGATTCGGTAAATAACTAACTTCATTATGGGTAGGCCAAAGAAAAAAGAATTAGTAATAAATCCAACCTTCGAGCCGCTCTTTGAAGATCATTTAGATATACCAAGATACTACCAAGTATATGGAGGCCGTGGCTCTGGTAAGTCATTTGTAGTTGCTATAATGGCAGTACAAAAAACCTATTCTCCATTCAAACATAAAATACTCTATCTTAGACAGACTATGACCTCATCAGAGGACTCTACAATTGCAGACGTTAGATCAGCTATTGAGTATTTAGGTTTAGAGAGAGATTTTAGAGAAAGAAATAATACAATAGTTAATATAAGAACAGGTTCTACGATTAGCTTCAAGGGAATCAGATCTACAGGAACTCAAACAGCTAAGCTTAAATCTTTATCAGGAGTAACAATCTTGATAGTAGAGGAAGCAGAAGAGGTAGAGTCATTTGAAGAATTCTCTAAAGTTGATGAGTCAATAAGAATTAAAGGAAAACCGCTTCAAGTAATCTTAATCTATAATCCAACTTCTTCTGTATCCTCTTGGATCCACAAAGAGTGGTTTAAAGAAGGAGAGCCATTAAGAGAGAGACTAGATGATACATTATATCTACACAGTACCTATCTTGATAACATTGAGAATCTTAATGAGTCAGTAGTTAAAAGATATGAGAGTTTAAAAACATCTAATCCAATCTACTATACTCAAACGATTTTAGCAGAATGGACTCTTGAAGTTGAAGGAAAGATCTATGATGGTTGGAACAGATACGAATTTAATGAGAACATCGGAGATGTATGGTATGGATTAGACTTTGGATATGGAGGAAAAGATAAAACTTCATTGATTGAGATTAACTATTTTGAGAAGACATACTACGTAAGAGAATTATTTTCAGAAGCTAAACTTTCTATTAGAAAAACTTTGACCAAATTAAAAGAAGCCAATCTACCTTTTACAGCTAAGATCTATGCAGATTCTGCTATGCCACTATTAATAGAAGAAATTCGATTAGGAGGCTATACAGGAATTAGAAAGTGTCTTAAAGGAAATGTAGAGGCAGGGATTAAAAAAGTACAAGATAAAGATATCGTAATGGTAGGAGATGATAAGTCAGGACTCTACTATGGTTATATGACATTCAAAAGAGATAAGAAAGGAAATCTGCCACACGAGCCAGATGAATTAGCAGCTCTTAGATATGGTATCAATAGTAAAGTACCAAGTAAAAATCCTCAAGGTACAGAGAGAAGACCAGCAAGAAGAAAAGTAAGCAGCAAATATATCTAATTAAATCTTATCATTATGTTATTAAAAATTTTTGTCAAAAGAAAAACTCACGGAGAGCTATGCAACGCACATATTAAAGACGATGTAGAAGGAGAAACAATAGTAGAAGAGTTTCACGAAGCTTCTGAAATTAGAAAGATCATAACCAAGAATGGATTCTTATTCAAAATGAATGGAGTTGATTTTTTAGAAGCAGTTGTTTTTTTGTCTGCTGCTTCTTTACCTGTAGTCCCATTTGACTTTTTCATAACTTTGATTTTTAAAAATTTGTATTCTGTTTGATTATTTATAGATTTCCGTACCCGTTACCTTTCGAGTTCAATTGCTTGAACTTTCCATCAGTACGTTTTTTGCCTATTAAGACTTGAGTCAAAACACCCATACCATATTGATCTACTATCTGTTGTTTTATAACAGTTACGTTTGCACCTTGAGCTATAAACTCATCTCTTTGAGTTTTATAACAAATCTTATTTAGCTTTGATTGTTCAGCTTTAAGATTTTTAGCAAGTGTTTCAATTGGTTCCATGGTGTTTGTTTTTAAATTTCTACTCTATAAAGATAAGAAATTCTAATCATAGAAAAAACTATTTTGCTAAAACTTTTTGAAAGATATTATTTGTTCCAATTGGTTTTGGAGATCATTGTATTGATACAGTATTATAATAAGCGCTGTGATTAAAAGTCTTTTTGGTTATATACATTTAATTACATTCATATAATGAATCTCTTTTAACGCTTCTTTTTCTTTGGTGTTAGATGAGTATTTTTCTTTCTAACTTTCTGCCATTTCATTTTTCCTTCTTGCATTGCTGAGTCGAATTCTTTTGGCTGTCTTATTAATTCTGGGTCTCTTGTTGATGGTGCCATATTATTTTTATTTACTTTATGAGATAAGTTAATTCACAAAATCCAATTGGACCTCTGAGAGATCACAGGAGCGACAAACATAATTCTCCAATCTATTGGTACCAACTCTTGGAGATAATTGTTTAGAAAGCCAATTTGCGATGACGCTCGAAACTAAAATTCTTGATGTATTGATACATTAGCTATAAAGATCATTACTTAGAGGAGCTATAAAAAGCTTTTCTAAAAAACAACTATTTAGACAAGAATTTTAAAAGCTACATAGCTCTCGTCTAAGCGATCCTTAGGAGGCGACTGTCCTTAGGGCATTGAGGCCAAAAAAGTTCTTAGCAAATTCGGTGGTCTAAGCTATCTTAGCAGAGCTATTTTAGCGCTCTCCATTTGTAAAAACCAATTTGCTAAATCAGGTTTGGCAGAACGCTTCTAAAAAAGTCTTTTAGAAAACAACTATTTTCTGTTAAAGTTTAGCTCGAAACTAAATTTCTATTAAACAAGTTTTTTCTTAGAAAACTTCTTTGTAAATTTATACTGGTGTCTAGTGCTAGGTACTGTGTATAACAAGGTACCTGCCACTAGTGGGGTGTAGAAAATTCTTCTTGTGCAACTTGTGTAATCTAAATTTTCTATTCTCTAAAATCTTCTTTGCTAAAATTTGGTTTTTAGAAAACAAGTTTCTAAGAAAAACTTTAACAGAATAAATTTGGATAATAGAAGAGTTGTTTAGAAGACCTCTGTTGCAAAACCTGATTTTAGAAAAACGGTTTTTCTATAACTGATTTTTACAGACAGCTGTAGATAGAATTCATTTCGATAGACAGATCATTGTAGATCGTCTAATACCCCCAAGGTGAGAAGAAAAAATCTATCGCTCTAAGACATCTTAGAATAGCTAAATTCTTTTAGCTAAAAATAGTTGGATCTTATTATAGAAATCTCTATCTTTATGCTGATGCACTTTTTTGAAATGAGCTAAATAGATTAGCTATAATCATTTAGAAAAATTCTATTGTGGGTATGGTTTGCCTAAAAAGATTTTAGCTCACAGGCTTTTAGAATGGCTCAAGTTAGACTAGGGCACCAGCATAAAGGTAGTGAATAGTTTTCTATTAGACAACTATTTTGCTAAGAAATTTTAGAGAAATTCTATCATTTGTATTGCTGAGAATCGAGTATACTTTTATGATTGAATAATGTACTTAATGAGATGTTCTTTTTAAACAGAAAAATTTGATAGAATTTAGCTTTAAATCAATAGATTTTAGAAAATTCTATTTTCGCGCAACCAGTGATCTGAATGTCGCTTTTAAGGGGGTAAACATATAAATATTTTAATCTAATCAGGCTTTGCTAAAACTGGTTTTTGAAGCGAGATTGATACACCAATGATTAACGTAAAGATTAGAAAGTTAATGGAGTTTTCAGTAGAGAACGGTGCTACAGAATCTGAGGTAGAGAATGCTATCAAACTTGCACAAAGGCTGATGCTAAAACACAATTTGGATAAAGCAGATATCGAGATCACTGTAGAGGATATATCAGAATTGGACATTCCTTGTACTTGGAAGAAAGGAACAGAGTCAAAGTTATTTCTTCACGATCTTTTAAGAGTGATTGCAGACAGTTTAAACTGCCGCATAATCAGAATGAATGCCAACACACCGAGTGCGGCTTATCGCATCGTAGGTCTTACAGAAGACAGAGAGATGACAAATCAAATCTTCCATTCAGTATTGCCACAGGTTAGAAATCTGACCAAAGCACGTTACAAAGAATCTGATAAGACATTGTCTATTGTAAAATTCACAATCTCATACCAAACTGGTTTTGTCGCAGGCTTAGCTTTAAAGCTTAAAGCAGACAAAGAAGAGTACATCAAACTTGAGAACTCAGAGGCCTTTGGACTTATGATTGTTAAAAAAGAAGCTTTGATAGCTGATTGGATTGCAAATAAGATGTCTATTGTTTCTAAAAATAGAAAGAAAATTGATCTCGATGCTGACGCCTTTTCAAAAGGTAAGGCTGATGGATCTAATAAAAATATCAATGCCGAATTAGGCACAGGAGTTTAAATTTCTACAAAAATTATTCTTCAAAGTCCTGGCCTCCAAAGCCAGGCTTTCCTGTGTTTAGTTCTAGGTACTAGGTAATACACAGTACCTGCTACTAGAAAATTTCTAAAAGTTTTTTGCTAAATAGTTTTTTCTATCAATAGAATTCTATATCTTTACAGAGTAGAAATTTAAAAAATAGAAATTATGACAAAGATTGATTCCATCAAACAGTTAAGCGATGCACAACTTACAGTTGTGAAAAAACTACAGAGCAAAGGGTATGCAAGAAGAGGAGTTCCTCAATACCAAAAAGCTATTTACCAAAAGGCTTTAAGAGCCCTTGATAGCCTTAATATTCAAATTGAGAAGATTGAGTATAATCAGAGTGCAGTAATTAAGCTCTTGCAGAGATCAGGTCTCTCAGCATCTAGGAAGTACGCAACAGCTATTAGAGGCTATTGTACCTATTCAAAAGGCTATGAGGTAGATAATAAATACGCTGTCTCTTATATCAGCTTACATCACGTAGATGAAGTAATGATAGAGAATCTAAAAAGCTTGTTTGCTCATCAGTCGATTAATGCAAGCATAGATTCTAATGGTATCTCTTTAAAGAAAGCGCTATGAGTACAGCACAGCCAAAAGATAAAACAAAAATTATGAAAACTCAAGTAAAGTTATTTAGTATTAAGCTATTAGAAGATCTGATTGATAGCAGTCATTTTATAAATATTACCAATGGCAATAGAGATTTGAATGTAGTTAGTAGATTTGATTTAGGCATTCAACAAGAGATGCTTTATGCAGTTGAAAAATCTAATGGCGAATTTACTATCTTCAATAATAACCTAATCAATACTCTTATCTTTGAAATGGGTCCTAAAGAAGAGAGAAATAATCCTGGTCCTGATATACGTAGAAAAAGATATCTATCATATCTAGATATTCGAATCTGTATTCTTGAGTCTGATAGCATTGAGGAGATTAGAAGCTTTAAGCTCATAACTAAACAAGCATAGCTATGAGAATCAACGTCATAAATCCAAGATATCTAACTGACCAACACCTTGTGGCTGAGTACAGAGAGACAAAGATGATTACTTACTACTATGTAAAATCCAGTGAGACAAAAGCTGGTATTGACAAAAGTAGAATTAGTGAAAGATATATTCTTAGCACAGGCCACGCTTATATGTGGTATGACAAATTTGGGTACATTGAAAAGAGATTTAAAGCTATATGCAAGGAAATGAGAAGGCGTTCTTTTAAATGTGATTACACCAAGTTAAATTTTACGGGCATCCCAAAGCCTGCCTTTGGAGATTTCATTCCCACAGAGGAAGATATCGAAGTCAATTTGAGCAGAATCATAGATCGCCTCTACAAACAACCTGATTGGTACAGATATGAAGGCAAGAAAGTAGATAATTGGTATGGGTTTTATCACGACCTATTGGAGAAAGGAAAATTATTATGAGCTGGATAAAAGTAGATGGTAGAGATAGCTTACCAAAGATGCAGTGTGAATGTTGGGTAGTAGATATGTATGGAAAAGTAACTCACGAGACTTATTACTTTGGACTGGGAGGCTTCATACAGTCAGCTACAATGGCAACCAGAGATCCAAAAATGAAAGTTATTCAATACTGGATAATTGAAAAACCAGTGTCTCCAATAGTTTTTTAAAATCTTTTGCTATAATAGTTGTGTACTAAGTAGCTACTTCTTATATTTGTAGAGTATTAAAAGATACAGATTATGACACTACAAGAATTAAATAGCACCTTTGGACTAACAGTTGAAATAGCTGAGTCAGTTAAAAATACTGCAGGCTACTATACTAAGAATGTAATCTATATCTCTAATGATTTAGAGAGATTCATTGGTATCCAACCAAGCAGACCAAATAACTTTGGTAGCTATTTATTTCCTAATGTAATGTCTTTAATAAAAGGAGATCTTAGATCTACCTGCATTGCTCACGAGTTTGGTCACGCTATAGAAGATAGTTTCAGAGATGATAGTGACTTTAGAGATCTAAGATCTGTTTGTGATAGACTAGCTCCTAGATATATCAGTATACTCAGGAAGTAGACACCCATTGTCTACTTACAGCGAGGCTTTTGCAGAAGTGTTTGCTTTGTACATTTGCAATCCAAATGAGCTTCATAACTTATCTAATGAGCTTTTTGAAAAGATGAATGACTTTTACGTTTCATTTTTATAGCTATGGAAGCTAAACTTGTGACTATACAGCGATGGTTCAGTTCAGATGGTAAGACATTCTGGTATTGGATAGTAGATGAGTCTAACGAAGGCATAGATGGCTTCAGTAAAAAGTCACTAGCTATTGATGCTATCAAGAGATGGAGCTATATTAGAACTAATAAGATTATCACTGATAGAAGATAATTTAAAAGTTTTTGCTATAAAATTTGTTTATTAGAAATCTGCTACTTATCTTTACAGAGTAGAAATTTAAAAAACAAATCATTATGAGCAACACAAAAAGAACACCAGTAAAGATTCTAAACACATTAGAAAAAATCCAATTTGTACTAGAAAATTCTCCAGCAGATATTGCTGCAAGACTAATCTCTAATACAGATCAAAACTCAGAAGTTAGCATCATTGAAGAAAGACTTCTTAAAGGTTGTGTCTATACAACAAAGAGTGCAGATGTTGCTTTTAAAGCTGCAATAATAGTAGCAATTAATAATGGAACAATTTAGTCAGCTATGAAAACAGAAACTCTAAACTCAGTCCTATTTTTAGCTGTTGTAATAGTTGCAGTAGTATTAATAGTAATCGCAAGTCCAGTAGTTTAACTACTAAAATATATTTTTTAAACCCAAGGTAGCAAAGGCGCTACATTTAAAACCCTAGTTAATTATGAAAATTATCAAAACCAAAACCACTACCACTTTGTACGACACGAATGGTAAACCGATTTCAGTAGTAAGAAAAGAAAAAACTGTTACTGAAATTCCTGTCTTCTTAAATAGAGAAGATGGAAATGCTATTCACCAAATAGCTGAGACTTATAAAGCAGATCTCAAAAATGCTAAGGCGATTAAGAAAAATCTTGAGGAAGCTCAAGGCTTTGCCAAAGGAAATAGAATCTTCCATAGTATGGCAGATCTAATAATGGTCGTTCATAGACCAGCTGTTTCAGTAAAAGAAATTAAAAAGAATACTGCTGCAGTAGATTCAGTTTTAGAAGCTGCAGGAATTAGCTATTCTACTGATATTAAAATCGGCGAAACATTGAATAAGAAACATCAAAAGAATAAAGGTCAGAAATCTTAAATAAGATTGATAATCTTCGTTCTACGAAATAAGAATTAACTTTTAATATGATTGCATTGATTGAATAAAATTATCTCTGTAAATCGATATTTTTAAAACCAGATTTAGCGATCTGGTTTTCTTTTGCTCTCATTTTCTGAGGAAAGTTTAGAGCACCAGGATAAAATTAGTGAATAGTTTTCTAAGAAACTAATTTTTATGCTAAGAAATTTTCTATTTATTTAACATCTCATAAAGTGAGAGCATTTACAAACCCTTAAAAAATTTATTATGTCAAATTTAAGACTAGACCAAGCCGTAGAAATTAAGGCTGAATTAGAAGCTTTAACCTATGCAGAATTGAAAGCTAAGTTTGCTGAACTTGGAATTGAATCTGTTTGGAAAGCAGGAGTAAAAAAATCTGTTTTAATTCAATCAGCTATGAAGGCATTAGAGGAGGCTCCAGAGCCTATTGCTGAGGAGATTCCAGCTGAGGAGATTGAAGAAGAGGAAAGCGAAGAAGAAGAGATTCCAGCTGAGGAGATTGAAGAAGAGGAAAGCGAAGAAGAAGAGATTCCAGCTGAGGAGATTGAAGAAGAGGAAAGCGAAGAAGAAGAGATTCCAGCTGAGGAGATTGAAGTTGTTGAAGAAAAAATTCTTACAGATCAAAAAGCAGATTCAGAAGAATTACCAGAAGGTGAGTATGAGTTAGACGAAGAAGCTTTTGTAGAGTATCCAAAGCTTGTTCAGATGGGATTCGTAGTAGGAGACACTTTAGTTGTTGAGGCTGGAAAACCTTGGTCTAAAAAAGAGATCGAAAAAGAGGAAGAGAGCTATACTCATACTCTTGAAGTTGACTTGAATAAAGGAGAGATCTACGCTGAAGGTCCTGTAGATTTAGATGATGAGGAAGCCGAAGAGGAAGTTGAAGAGATAGCTCCAGCTGAAGAGGTTGAGGTAATAGATGAAGACAAATATACTGAGGCTGAAATTCTAGAAAATATCGAGCTCGTTCAATGTAATATGATACAAGCAATTCCAACAACAAGAAATCTTTTGTTGAGAAAATTGGACGCTCTTCAAAAAGCTCTTGACAGAAAACAAGCTAAGTAAAATTCTTACTTATGAAGTTAAAATTTCTAACAGCACTCTCTCAAGAACAAGTAGATCTTTCTACAGTTTTAAGAGAGTGTTTAGGAGTTAAAAAAGTTAGATGGTATCATACGCTTTACTTTATTAGAACTTACAAAGAGCTCTATAGAGAGTCAGTAAGAATAAGAGAGTTAGATCCGAAGAAGATCGTTGAGTCTCCTGACTGTAAAATAAAGAGACCATCAACTATTGACTCAATAGCTTTTGGAGCTACTGTAGAATTACAAATCTTATTCCAGAATCCTGGAGAAAGAGAGATTGGAGAATTAATGATGGAGACAATTTCTCTATCTTGCTACGAGAGTCATACAGGAAAACTTTTTGACTCAGACTCTGAGGATTTTAAAGAGTTTAGAGATTTGGTTTCTAATTCTGATTTAGAACAAATGATTGGGCTTTATAATTGGATTGATAAAAATCTAAATGAGGCACAAGAAAAATGGAATACTTTATTTCAGAATGTAAAGATTTATGACCAAGACTGGGACAACGCAGGAGGTCAAGAAATGGATAAGTTTAGCGTGCTTAATTCTATTAAAGCAGCTTGTGCTGACTTCAACTTAGATTACTATAGAGTGCTACAGATACCTTACAACTTAGTCCAAGCCTCATCATTAAGTAAAGCTACTCAGAACTTTATCCAAGACAAAATGAGAATTGCTATTGAAGCGAGAATGAAGTCAAAAAAACCAACTTAAAGTCTATTATGATACAACTAATAAAAGATGCAGCTACAGCTGTAGGGATTGCAGCTGTTATTACTAATAGTGCTGATAAGATAGAAACTCAATTGAACTCTTTAACACATAAAGAAGAAAAAGGAGATTCTGAAAATCCAAATACTGTTACAAGAGTAACAGATCTACCGATAATGCTTATTTCTTGGGATATAGACACAGAATTAAACTTCAATATCAATGGAAATCTAGACAATCCTCTATCCTCAGTAACAGCTTTACTAATGAAAAAAGCTGATACTTTAGAAAAAACAGTATTAGAAGATGCTTCTGTAGAGATGGGCAGCTTATTTCAAGTATTTATCCAAGAACTTTATGAGAGATTAGTTCCTTTTCAAAGAAGTTCAATCACGCCTATTACTAATTGTACCTATAAACTAGTTCCAAGATATGGAATGGGGAAGCATAGTGGAGTTCTTTGTAAATGGAAAATGAAAACTCAACTAGATGTCTGCTAATGATGACTTCAACGACTTGCTAGAGATTGCAAAAGAATTTCTACAAGCAGTCACAGGAGAACTAGATCCATATACTAAGGAAAAAGGGGTTGTTGAAATGGAGAAGGCAAGAGTAATTTTGCTGACTCCATCTCACATCCAGTTCGCTAGATATGGTAGAGGCCCTGGTAAAAAGCCTCCTTTCGATAATATTCTAAAATGGGTAAAAGAAGAAGGGATTAAATTTGAAAACTCAACAGAGAGAGGAACAGCTTTTGCTATTCAAGCTAGTATAGGATTGAATGGTACCAAAAACTGGGTGCCTAATGCACCGAGTGCTCTTGAAGAGGCTATAAAAAATCATCTTCAAGAATATTCAGAAACTCTTGGTAAAAAACTTACAGTTATTATAAACGATGAAGTAAATTCTATTTACAAAAAAATAGATTTTAAAGATATCATGTAAACAAAAAATAAACTAAACTAAAAACAGAGCTAATGCCTTATAAAATATATCAAAAAGAAAACTATCTCTTAATTGTAGATACTATTACAGGAAAAATAATTGAAGGTACTTCTTCTAGATTCGAGTTTGTAAGAAATTTAGAATCTGATACTGTTTATAACTTATTGAAAGATAGACAGAGTATCAAAAGTTTTTCTTTAAATGAACTTCAAAAAGAAAATGGTACTCCATATACTGAATCTGAATGGGAAACATTCTATACTTCTTTATATAGACCTTCTTCTGTTGCAATAAGCCCAAGACCGAATACAACTGGTTCAAACGGAACTACCCCATATAAATTAATTTCATTAGGAACTACTAATGCAAATGTTGTAAAAAATACTGGAGGTAATTTATACTCTATTGTAGCAATAGGACTTACCTCTACAGTAAGATATTTGAAGTTATACAATAAAGGAACTGTTCCAGTAGTGGGAACAGATATACCAGTTATGACTATTCCTATTCCGGCTAATACACAAGGGGCTGGTATTGCTATTCCCTTTTCTATGGGAGTAAATTTTCCATTAGGAATTGCTATTGCTATTACTGCAGGACCTGCAGATAATGATGTAACTGTAATAGGAGCAGGAGATGTGATTATTAACTTAACATTTGCTTAATTATGTTAACTTTACTATCATGTGGACAAGGACAAAATGGTCTTAATATAGCCTCTTTGATAGCTGCTTTTAAATTAAGAGTAGCTGCTGATTCTGGGGCCTATGAAGCGGAAGCCTGTCAAGTATCAACATTAACTAATTTAAATAGTATCTAATGAGTTTATTAAGTAAAGCTTCTTTGGTATTAACACCAAACGCATACAAAGCAGGAAAATTATATTCAGTAGTTCCTAGTGATGGATCTGGTGATTTTACAGTAACAAGAGCTACAAGTGCTACAAGAGTAAATAGTCTTGGGTTAATAGAAACTGTTGGTATAAATGTTCCAAGAATTGATTATACAAATGCCAGTTGTCCTAGTATATTAGTTGAACCACAAAGAACTAATTTATTTTTAAGAAGTGAAGAATTTGAAAATGCGAGTTGGGTTAAATTAAACACAACCCTAATGCAAAATAGTACAATTTCTCCAAGTGGGGATATGGGTGCGGATATGATTACCTCTATTACTAACTCTACTACATTAGCGGTACAAGTATGTACAATTGTTAGCGGTACAACTTACTCAACAACATTTTATGCCAAGCAAAACACACAAAGATTTATATATATTAGATTTACATCAAATTCGTCATCAAACCATTATGTAAGTGTTGTTTTTGATTTACAAGATGGGACAGTTGGTCAAACATCAGTTGGTACAACATCTGGTACTTTAATTAATGCAACTGCAACAAGCGTGGCAAATGGTTTTTATAGAATTACTTTAGTTGCTTCTATTAATGTCACAGATGGAAATGTCGGAATAGGTTTTGCACCTACGAAAACTGGTAATACTTTTAATACTGCAGGTACTATTACTTTTGGAATAACAAATGGAAATTCATTATTCCTATGGGGAGCACAATTAGAATTAGGAGGAAATGCTACATCATATATACCTACAACTACAGCAGCTGTAACTAGAAATGCTGATTTAATAAGTAGAGATAATATTTATACAAATGGATTAATTACAAGTGCTGGAGGTACGTTGTTTATTGAAATAGATAATAACTTAGCATTATTAAGAAATTCACCATCTCCAGGAATTTTTATAGGAGATTCAATAGGAGCTACAAATGCAATTAGAATTAGAAATAATGCTAACTTTCCAGAAACAATAGGTATAGATAAAGTTATTGGAGGGGTTAGAACAGGGCTATTAGCTACTCCTGTAGGTACAGTAAAAATTGCTATAACTTGGAATGGAACAACTGCAAATATGTTTATTAATAGTATTAAAGGAGTAACAAATACTGCTTTTCCAATTGTTAATATGGAATTTTTAAATTTAAATGGAAATGACGTTACTAAATTCATAAAGTCAATGATGTTATTTCCTAAACCACTAACAGATTCCGAATGTATATCCCTAACAACATTATAATCATGAATGTATATAAATTAAAATATCAAAATAAAGAATCTGCTGTTATTGATTTAAAATTAAAACAAATAATAGATGATGAAGATAATTATATAAATGGTACACAAGCTATTGTTGAAATAGGAAAAATCATTTTAGAACAAGGTACGTATGACGAAAACCTTAATGAAATAACTCCTCCAATATTTGCAGAAGGATATCATTTTGACGTTATGTCTATTCAAGAAATAGACTTTGGAACCAACAAGATTATAGTAAATAACCCAAAGCATAGTTTTGCTGGGTATTAAAAATCTAAGAAAGACTTAGAGGAAAATAAAAATCAAAACACTCTATGGCAGTCATAATAACCCCAGAGATTAGAGGTCAAGAATGTAATGAAGCTATAACTTATAGCTATCTCTTTGAACCTCTTAGAATTAATATTGAAGAAACAAATCCTTTAGCTACTAAACTTTATGTAGAAGTAGAGAGATATAATATAGTTGATAAAACTGTATTGGTTCCATTTCTTAATGGAGTAAACTCTTTGCCTAAGTATGTAGAGATTGACTTAATACCTAATCGACCAGTTACTTTTGATCTCTCAGAAGTAATGCAACAGTTACACCTTGCAGGAGTTTACAAAGTTGCTACTTTATCAGAGATAGAATTATCCTATGAAGAGATGATAGTTTCTAAATATATTTATGTATTTAAAGTTACTAGTGATCTTTCATCTGAACCTGCTATAGTTAAAAAACTGCCTATCATAGGTGGAAGAACTTTCGGCCAATTTAATGCTTCAGTTTTAGACTCTCAGGTTTTAAATGAGTTTGAATACTTTGGTTTAGACCAAGATGAAATAGCAAAGAGATGGAGTAATTTTATTTTTTATAAAGCAGCTTTAAAAGATGTGAACTCAGGAGATAATTTACAGCCAACTGTTTCTAAAATCTCATCTCCAACTGTACTTACTCCTGAGGGAGGAGTGCTATATTGGAAGTCAAGATTTGGAGGCTGGATGTTCTGGGGGTTCGATTTAGAAAAAAGAAGTTCATCTAATTCTTATCAAGGAGATTTAGGAGTCTCAATGTTTGAATCTACTAAGAGACAGCTTGGAGATCCATACATACCAGTAGATTATATCTCGATAGAATCATCTTATACTTTAGAATTGAAGTCTTTAGGACTATCTAAAGTAGAATTACAAGCTGTAGCAGGAATAGATTCTAGTCCTGCTATCTATTATGCAGCTAATAATTCTGGAAAACTTGAACTGATGAGGCTTGCCTCTTCATCTAGTCCTTATAGCAATCTAGCTGCAGGTGGAGATTTTACAGTTAGCTTAAAAGCAATCTCTAAAACATCACAAAAAACAGCTTAATATGAGAACAAGAGTAGAAATATTGAAAGGAGACTCTTGGGTAGAGCTAGTTTTGAAGGAAGAGAAGATAAAATATAATACTTTATGCAATAAGATTGGCGATTTTGAACAAAGAAGAATTAGCCACTCTGATACCTTCACACTTCCTTACGTAAGCGAGAACATAATTGCGCTAGATATTAACATTTTTTCACCAGTTTTAATGGCTGAAGCTCTAAATAAGAAGTTTCCAGCGCGATATTATGTTAAAGATAAGCTATTACAGCGAGGTTTTTTAGTAATAAATAACACAGTTAGTGGCGAAATTAACGTAAATTTTATAGATGAATCGCTAGTAATCACTGATGAGTGGGGAAAAACTACCTTTAAACAGCTATTACACCAATTAGGAGCAGATCCTAGTGTACTTACAAAGTCAGTAATTAGCGCTGATTTTATGAATGTTATTAATTTAATGAAGAATTACGAGACTGACAAGACAAAAAAGGTCTTAAATGTCCCTTATTCCACTTGTAGTGGAGATGATGCGTCAATCGAGGCTAAGAGCGCTTATATCGCTAGATATCCAAATCCATTGAATAACATTGGAGATAAGTTTTGTTTAGATAGTGAGGGAATTAGAAAATTAGATTCATTCAATCCCTTTCAATCAAGACCTATTTTTAGCTTATTTGCTTTTATCTATATATGCTGTCAAGCTTTTGGATATAAACTTAAGCTAGATCCTGGAGTTGACTTTGAAGCTTTAAGAGATCACTATCTAACTAACAAAGGAGTCGAGGAAGGAACGCCAGCAAAAAATTCAACTGTTTCTTCTATCACTCCAACTATTGCTCTAAGCAATCCACAGTGGTGGTGGTATAATAAACACGGAATAGGAACAGGAGACAACGAAGGAAAGTTCGAATGCTTTTTCATTTATCCAGATACAGCTGTAACAGTAGATTCTTTTGGAAAAAAAATAGGAGTTGAGTCAAAGAAGCCAAATGAGATTCCAGGCTATACTCCTTCTCATTCTCTAGACAGAAAGAGAGAAGAGTTACAGACTCAAAACTGTGTAGTATTAATAGAATCTAATCCATTTATTGGGGAAGTAGTTTGGACAGGAGAAATCACTAAAAGAACTCCAGATAATCGCTTTCAATTTATTTCTATAACTGCTAAATCAGTTTGGCTAAATGCTTTTGGTACAGCTTTTGAAGCGGACTTTACCATAGAGTCTACAACAGAGATAGCAGCTAAAAGAACTTACACTGCAACAGGAGATAAAGAGCAATTGAATAATACTCCATTAGGAGGAGTTACATTTGTAGGTCTTGTTTTAAGTGTAATTGTAAGACACGAAGATGAGTATTACAATGATGTACCAGCAATGGTTAACTCTCACTTTATCGAAAAGATTTTACCCGAAGGAAAAGCTTCTTATGATTCTTATGGACAGTTTTTACAAAACCGTACGAATCTATTAGACTTAGCTCCTGATACAGCTATTAAAGATCTTATGTCTAATGTTCTGCAGCAGCAAGGTTTGCTTCTAACATTTGAAAGAGATTCTTTTGGAACTCAGAATATAGTTAAGCTTTTTACTTATGGAGCCTATAGAGATAGAGTTAGAGAAGCACGAGAGGGGACTATAGGAAAATATTATGATTGGAGCGAGTACCATCAGAGACATCTACCACCGAGATTTAACACAGATTATGGTTCACAGTATGGAGAAGTAAATGAAATAAGCTTATCTAATCCTTTCTCTGGAAACGTTGGTAGAATTCAGATCTCGACTAATATCACTAGCCAAGGTTTTAAATCAAAATTAATTCCCTTAGCTAAAAATCAAACGAAATCTTTAGATGATATTTCATCTGTAAAAGCTGTCTTTAATACAGACGCTTATTTTGAATATACTAGCAAAACTCAAGGCTTAGTAAAATGTAGTTTCGATAGCTATTTACCAGGAATAAGAAAACAGTATAATGCTGAGCTAGCTGTTTCAACTATTGATTGTTCTCCACTTCCTGTTTTATCAAATACTATTTACTCAGATGACTATATGCCTGTAGGAATTAAAGAGTGGTATTATTTAGTTGATGTAGCAGTTAAAGGAGAAGTTTCATTTTTGCTCCCTATTTTAGTTATTCAAACTTTTGATATTAGTCTTCCAATTTTTGTAGAATCCTTAGGAGGATTCTACATAGTAGAGAAGATAGGAGAGTATGAAGATAACTTAAAGGTTGTAAAAGTAAATTTAATAAAACTACCTCTATAAGCTATGGAAGAAAATAATAAAATTGTTACCATCGTTGAGATAGATTCTCAACAGGCTCAACAAGAGATAGTTAAATTGAATGCTATAGCTTCTAATACTACTAAGACTCTTGAAGAGAGAATAGCTGCAAAGAATAAAGCAATTGAACTTCAAAATAAGTTAGCTGCTCAATCAATAAAAGCATTAAATGATAATGCCAAAGCAATTGAAGGAGTAGCTGGCAAAGAAGAAGAACATCGAAAATCACTTGAAAAAGTATCTTCTGAACAACTCAAAGCTATAAAAACACAAGAGACAGCTTCTACTCAACTTGATAAACTAAATCAAGCGTATGAAAGACAATCTAGCGCTTATGGTCGTCTAACTCAAGATAGACTTGAAGCTCAAAAAGTTTTAAAAGAACTTATCGCTGCTGAAGGTTTAGGTTCTAAAGCTGTTCAAGAAGCTTCTAAAAAATTCCTTCTTTTAGACCAAAGAATGAAAGAAGCAGATCATTCAGGAGAAGACTTTACTAAACAAGTAGGAAAATACCCTGGCGCCTTCAATGCAGCTGGAGAAGCAGTAGTTAGTTTAAGAACTAAACTGAGAGAAGCAATCTTAACTCAGTCTGCTATGTCTCAAAAATATGGCGAGACATCAGAGGAAGCTATTGGAGCTGCAAAGGCAGTAGCAGAACTTAAGGACCAAATCTCTTTTAACAAGGATTTAGTAGACAGTTTTAATCCTGACCAAAAGTTTAAAGCTTTAGGAGCAGCAACTCAACTTTCAACTACTGCTCTTAGTGCAGGTGTATCAGGGATGGCTCTCTTTGGAGATCAGTCAGAAGATACTGAAAAGGCATTACTTAAAGTACAAGCTGCAATGGCTTTCAGTCAAGCTGTTAGTAGTTTGTCAGATATTGGAGATCAGTATAAGTTATTAAAAGCAACTATTATTGGTTTTTTTACTGCTTCAACTACAGCAAGAGTTATTGATACAGCAGCTACTGAAGCTAGTATAGTTGCTGAGAATCAATCTACTGCTTCTAAGATAAAAGGTACTATTGTTACAGGAGCATTAACAGTTGCTACAGGTATTGCTACAGCAGCTCAATGGCTATGGAATGTAGCTGTAATGTCGAATCCAATTATTGCTCTTGTAGTAGCGCTCGCAGCAGCAACTGCAGGTCTTTACTTTTTGACTAAATCTTTAATGGCTAGCTCAGATGCAAATGACAAGGCTTCTAAAGATACAGAAAAATTAGCTAAAGCTCTTGATAGAGAATCCCTTGCGCTATATAAAGTTGGTCAATCTATCAGAGATAAGAATGAGCATACTTTAGCAATGGCAAAAGCTAATGGAGCAAGTACTGAAAGCATCCGTAAGTTAGAAAAGAAATTAATTGACGAACAGATAGCTACTGACAAAGCTAGTGCGACGACGGCTAGTAATACTTTCATTCAAGAAAGAAATTCACTTGCTAAACTTAAAGCAGCAGGAGCTTCAGATGAAGTAATAGCAGCTAGAGAAAAAGAAGTACAAGCAGCCTATAGCACTTTTCAAAGAGAAAATAAACAACTTGACTCATCATACAAAGAAAGAGCTAAGTTATTAAAAGCACACGAGATACAAGTAGCAACAGAAAAAACTGAGGCTAGAAAAAAAGCTGAGGAAGATTCTAAGAAGTTAGCTAAAGATTCACAGGAGGCAAATAAAAAAAGACTCAGTGATGAGGCAGACGCAAAAGCTAAAGCTGAAAAAGAAGCTAAGGAAGCTCTTGAATTAAAAAAGAGAGAAGCTAGGGCACAAATAGATTTAGCTGAAACTGATATAGCTGAAACTAAAACTAAGAATCCAAAAGCAGATACTTTAGAAGCTGAAAAGAATGTTCTCAATAAAAAAAGAGAGTTAGAATTAATGTCTACAGATCTTCTTGAGAGTGAAAAATTAGCTATCAAAGAAAAATATCTGCAATCAGAGTTAGAACTTGAAACCAATAGAACATTAGCTTTAAAGGCAATCCAAGATGAGGCCTATCTCATAAAGTTTGAATCTGAAAGTCTTCGTCTACAATTAGAACAAGATTTAAGAACTATTGAGTTCGATAGCAAGGCTAGAACTATCCTTGAAATTAATGACTTTGAAATGGCTAAGGTCAAAGAGAGATCAGATTTCGAACTTACTAATCTTAAACTTACTGAGGTTGAAAGAGTCAGAATTAAACAGGAGACAGATGCTCAACTTAGAGCAATGCAAGCAGCAGCAGATGCTGCTAATAAAGCTTCAGTTGATAAGCAGGCAGAAGATGGAATAGACGCTCTTGCTGAATCTTTTGGAGTAGCTAAAGAAGTAGCAGTAGCTAAAATGATTATGGCAGCTCCAGAGGCTATTGGAAACTCTTTCAAGAATGCAGCAGCAGCTTATGTACCACCTTTATCATTAGCTATGGGAGCATTAGGTGCAGCTACAACTGTGGTTCCTATTATTAAAGGCTTAGCTGATATTAAAAAAACAAGATTCTCTGGTAAAAAAGGAAAAGGTGGAAGTTCAACAGGAGGTTCTATAGCTTCTCCAGGTGGAAGTTCTGGAGTAGCCTCATTAGCTGTAGGAGATTTAGCAGCGAATAACGCAGCTCAATTAGGACTAGATCCATCCATCAAGGGCGCTGCTACTTCACAGGCAGCAAATAATGTATTAGGCTCATCTGGAAATACAGTAGTATTTTCTGAAGGTAAGTACAGCGATTTTAAAAACCAAGTACAATTTAAAGAACAAAAAACATCTATTTAATGAGTCAGTTAGAAAAAGCTGAGAGCAAAACGCAGACTGATCTAACTAGCTCTCAAAGAAAGAATGGAGACTATCCTAAAGGAAAGATAGTCTTAAAAGGAATACCTATAACTATTGAGAATCCAAAAGGTTCTATTAGAAGTGGTTATTCTCCAGAGGGAGTTTTTTGGAAGTCTATCTTAAACTATACTTATGGTTTTATAGATGACTCTATGGGGAGTGATGGAGATGAGATAGATATTTTTTTAGGACCTATCGCAGGTTCTAAAGAAGACTTTCTTGTCTACATTATAAGCCAAGTCCATCCTAAAACTAAACTCTTTGATGAGTATAAAGTTATGTTTGGTTTCAGCAATGCTAGAGAAGCTAGAGAAGCTTATTTCAGTTGTTATGAAGAAGGCTGGAAAGGATTTGGATCTATATCTCAAATCTCACTTTCTAGCTTTGCTACTTGGACTAAAACAAAGAGCAATGAATTCTATATTAATCAATTAAATCCTAAAAAAAATGAAGTAGTGGCAGATCAAAATGAAAGACTTAAACTCATAAAGTTAGAGGGAGAAGTATTCGAGGATAAAACCTTATTAGACCTACAAAACCAGGCAGGTGACTTAAAGTTAATTAACACTCTAATAATGTCTATAGCATCTCCAGGAGGAGATGTAAGCGAGGGCATTAAGATTATGATGTGGTTAGATTACTTATCCTCAATAGGAATAAAAGTAGTCACTATAGTTACTTCTAACGCTTATAGCATTGCCTCATTGATTATGTTAGCAGCAGATCACACTTTAATAGCTAAGGATGCTGACGTAATGGTACATAATCCAATGGTGCCTGAGTTAAAGTTAGTTAATGCTAATGAGCTAGAAGAGCACGTAAAAAATCTAAGAGAGTTAGAGTCAACTATGTACGATCTTTATGAGATCTTTACTGACTTATCAATTGAAGAGATAAGAGAGTTAATGGATAATGAAACTTATCTTTCCGCTGATGAGGCAGTTAGATTAGGATTTGCTGACGAAATCGCAAATATTAAGAAGCAGCCAAAAGTTATGGCTATCAGTAAAAACAAAATTTTAGATATGAAAAAAACGTTAAACATTTTAAACAAAGTAATCGCCTTGGTTGGTAATTCTAATATTGTCAACCAGCTATATTACAATGACGAAGGAGGACAGTTAGAAATCTATCAGTTAGATCCTTCAACTTATGCAAAAGGAGATCGAACTTCAATTGAAAATGGAGAAGTAAAATTACAAGATGGTTCAGTTTTGACCATTGAAAATTTTATTATTAGCTCTATTGAAAAAGGAGTTCCTGCAGTAGAAGCAGCAACACCAGTTGCTCCAGTTGTTCCTGTAGATCCTGCTCTTGCACCTGCAGCAGCACCAGAGGCAGTAGCAGGCTTTAATGTAGGACCAGCACCTGCAGCACCAGCAGAAAAACCTGCTGAGATGAAAACTGAAACTACAAAAACTGAGACAGTAAAAACTGAGCCAGTAGCCTCACCTGTTGCAGTAGTTGTAGCACCTGTAGATCCATTAGCAGTGGCGCCTGTAGATCCATTAGCTGCTCCAAAAGCAGTAGATCCAATAGTTGCTCCAGTACCAGAAGTTGAGTCTCCTGAGGAAGAAGCTGCTGAAGTTGAAATCTCTAAAGTTGAATACGACGCTTTAGTAGAGATGTGTACTAAACTAGCTGAGAGAGTTAGAGTTTTAGAAGAAGGAAGCGGAACAATGAAAGAGCAAATGACTTCAGCTTTACAGTTTGAAGAAGTAGCAACTCAGGCTATTGATTTGATAGCTAGAAATACATCTTCAAATTTCGTACCATCAGCTAAAGCAGTTGTAGGGCCAGCACCAACTGGATCTATTTTTGAACAAGCAAAAGCAAGAGCAGCAGCAGCAAAAGCCGCTAAATAAAAGTTAATAAACAGAAGTAGAGAGTACTTAAAAAATCTTAATAATTAATCATTAAAAAAACAGATTATGGCATTTAACGTAGGAGGAGCACCAGTAGGAATTTTAGCAAGAGCTTTAACAGGAAACATCTTTGTAGAGAAATCCTTAGCTTATATGAATGAAGGAGATAAAGATGGTTATAACGCTTACAAGCACGACATTAAAAATGTCTTGAGAGCGAGATCAGCTAATCCAGCTAACACTGTAGCTAACACATCTCAGAAGCAAGCCTTCAAAAGAAATTTAGTAGTAGTAGAGTCTTTCGAAACTTTCGATCCAGCTGAATACTACTCTCACTGGAGAGAATTCCAGCCAGAGGGAGCTTTCCAATGGGAAGGTTTACCAACTGAAGTACAATCTACTTTAGAAGAGTTGATGTTAGGCACAGCTGCCGAGGCTACAGAAGATTTATTAACTAATGGAACAGCTCTAGTTACTGGATTAGTTCCTCAGTTGAAATCTACAGCTTACACAGCTTTACAAGGAGCCGCAGCAACTCCAACTCAAACTGTAATGAATACAGCTATCGCTTTCCGTGCTCACTCAGCTGGCGCTGGTGTAGCTTTAGGAGAAGTTTTGACTGTTGATAATGTCTTCGCTAAATTGGAGATCTTAATCAAGTATCAAACTAAAGCAATGAGAAAAAGAATGAATCGTAAATTTATGATCTCTGCAGGAACCGCTGATTTAATCAGAGAGGCTCAACGTTTGAAATTAAACTTCAAAGGTGTAGACGTTACAGAAGAAGGCATTATGAGATATGCTGGTTACGATTTGATTGAAAACTTATCTTTTCCAGATAATACAATCTTATTCTGTTCTATGTCTGGAGACATCAAAACTGATGCTATCCAATTAGGAACTTCAAGAAGTGCTGACTTTAATAATCTTGAAGTTAACAGAGTTTCTAACTTTGGTAGAGAGTGGGGTATGTTATTAACTTTCGCTTTGGACATCTTTGTTGTTCGTCCTGAGGAAGTTTGTTTCTATACTACTTCAGCTTTAATCTAGTATTAAGCTGATAGAGTAAAAATTTAAGGCACCAATTAATTTTGGTGCCTTTTTTTTAATAAATAAAAAACTTAAAAAATGAGTTGTATAACAGGTATTACTAATGGTATCGCTAAAGACTGTGCTACTATTAATGCAGCTATTGGAGCAGATAAAGATTTAATCTTAGTCAACTATGCTGACTTTGATAAAGTAAAAACTTTCGACCCAACTAATAGAGAGACAGCAGGAAGTAATATCAAAGGACTTAAAAATATCTTTCTAAAGCTTGGTGCTGGAAAATACATTTTCGAGGGAACAGACTACTCTGTAGTCCCAAGTATTACACCTGAGGTTAGAGAAGATGGAGGACTTTGGTATACTCACCAAATCTTATTTACTATCTATAGTAAAAAAGCTACTGATAGAAAAACAATAGAGGCTCTTGGGGGCTCAATTGTAATAGCAGTTACGAAAGATCGCTCTACTGGACTTTATGAATTATTTGGCTCAGACCAAGGGTTAAAGGTTTCAGCTATAGAACGTCCTTACACAGGAGCTCAAAACTCTAACTTCTATCAAGTAACAATAGTTACTCCAGAAATTGGCGTTGTGAAAGAGTCAGGACTTGCAGAACTTTCAGCGCTTGTAACTACTAACTTAGTTTAGTAGATTAATAAATAAAAACTTAAAAAATGAGTTGTATCACAGAAATTTTAAAAGGAGTTACAAAAGATTGTAAAGCCTTTAATGCAGCTATTGGTTCTGATAAAGATCTAATCTTAGTTAACTACGAGGATTTTGATAAAGCAGCAACTTTAGCTATAGGAAACAGAGAGATAGATGATTTAGATAATAATCTTGATGGGTTAACTAGCGTTATTCTAAAAACTGGAGCTATTCAGCATATCTTTGAAGGGACAGACTATTCAGTTGTACCTACAGTTACTCCTGAGATAAAAGAAGATGGGGATATCTGGTATACTCATCAAGTCTTATTCACTGTTTATAGCAAGTTAGCTAAAGACAGAAAAACTTTAGAAGACCTAGATGATTCTAGAGTAATAGCTATTGTGAAAGAAAGATCTACTGGACTTTATGAATTATTTGGAATGGATCAAGGATTGAAGGTTTCAGCAATAGAGAGAGCCTACACAGGAGCTCAAAATTCTAACTTCTACCAAGTAACTCTTCTAACTCCAGAGGCTGGTATTGCTAAAGAATCTACCTTAGGAGAATTAGCTGTTAATATTCAGGTACTTTAATTTATCTTTATATCCTAACAGCCTCAGACATTCTTATCTATGTGTAATAGGCTCTAGGAGAGATTCTTTAGTTAATTTGATAACAATATATCCCTTTAAAAAGATAATCTCTTAGAGAGCCTAAAACACTAATAAAATAAAATCTATGTCAACTAAAAATATTACGAATGGAATTGCGTTTGATTGCGCAGTTTTTAATGAATCTATTGGAGCTGATAAAGATCTAATCTTAATCAACTATTTAGATTTTGATCTTGAGCAAACAGCATCAGCTTATAATAGACAGGTAGATAACTCTCTTAACAATGTTAGAGGGCTTTCAGATATCTTTCTTAAGCCTGGAGCAATCCAATATATTTTCGAGGGAACAGACTACTCTGTAGTCCCAAGTATTACACCTGAGGTTAGAGAGGATGGAAATATTTGGTTTACACATAGTATAGCTTTTACTGTCTATAGCAAAAAGGCACAGGATAGAGAGACATTACTTTCTTTAGGAAAATCGAAAGTAATAGCAGTTACTAAAGATCGTTCTACTGGACTCTATGAGCTTTTTGGAATGTATCAAGGGCTAAAAGTAACTGGAATTGATAGAACATACGTAGGAGCTCAAAATTCTAACTTCTACCAAGTAACAATAGCAACTCCAGATATTAATGTTATAAAAGAGCCCTCATTAAGTGAGTTATCAATTTACTTAGACGGAGGAACTATATTGCCACCTGCTCCAACACCAGGAGTTTATGGAGATGCAACACCAACAGTACAGGGATTAGTAAGAGTTGATACTCTAAGGCCAAATCCTATCGTCTATACTGTCGAATCTGCTGACTTTAAGTTTGAAGAAAAGAGCAATAAAGTTACAACAGCAGCACAGTTAGAACTGAATAAAAATTCTACAGTAAAATATGGCTCTTTAAAGGCTATTGTAGATTGGATTACAGCTCTTTTTGAGCCTATATTAGCAGCAGGAACAATAGGCCAGTACTATAGAGGAGATAAGACATGGCAAACCCTTGACAAAAATGCTATAGGGCTTGGCAATGTAGATAATACTTCAGATGCTGAAAAGCCTTTGTCTGATATAGCTCTATTTGCTCTTGAACTAAAGGCTGATTTAATTGGAGGACTTGTCCCTAGCTATCAACTCCCTTCTT